CACTGGCTCGAACAAGCGGCGCGACGTCTGGATCATGCGCGATCTGGCACCCTGGCTGGTGGGCCCTATCGGCATGACGACCGTGCGGCAGGTGCGCAATCTCGCCCGGCTGCTGCCGACAGTGCCACGCGACAATGCCCAAGCGCTGATCGTCATTACCAGCGAGGCGAATGTTCCCGCCGAGCTGGCCGGGCACGCCACGGTGATCGAGTGGCCGCTCCCGGATCGCGAGGAGATCGCCGCAATCCTCGACGCGGCGGTTGACGGTCTACCGGAGGAGTTGCGGGTGAAAGCCGCGCCCAACGGCACTCGGGACAGCGCGATCGACGCGGCCATTGGCCTATCGGGCGAGGAGGCGCAAGCCTGCTACGCGCGCTCCCTGGTACAGCACCGCCGGATCGACCCCGCGACCGTCGCGAAGGAGAAGAAGCGGATCATCGCGAGGGAACGGGTGCTCGAGTGGTACGATCCGATTCCGGGCGGGCTCGATGCCGTGGGCGGGCTCGACTGCCTCAAAGAGTGGCTGGTCAGCCGCAAGCTGGCGTACTCGCCTGCAGCGCGCGCCTACGGCTTGCCAGCGCCGCGTGGCGCCCTTCTGGTGGGCGTGCCGGGTTGTGGCAAGAGCCTCACCGCCAAGGCCATCGCAACCGCCTGGGGCGTGCCGTTGCTGCGGCTCGACCTGGGGAGCCTCAAGAGCAAGTTCGTCGGCGAGAGCGAGGGCAATCTTCGCAAGGCGCTTCGCGTCATCGAAGCGATCGGCCGTTGCGTCGTGTGGCTCGACGAGATCGAGAAAGCCTTGGCCGGCGCGACGCAAGGCGCGGCGGATGGTGGCGTTTCCTCCGATGCCCTGGGGTCTATCCTCTCCTGGATGCAAGAGCGGAGCGGCGAGGCGTTCGTGATCGCCACGGCGAACGACGCGACGAGCTTGCCACCGGAATTGCTGCGCAAGGGGCGGTTTGACGAAATCTGGAGCATCGACCTGCCCAACCGCGTCGAGCGCGTCGAGATCGCCGCCGCCGCCCTGCGCCAGCATGGCCGAGACCCGCAACGAATCGACCTGCCCCGGATCGGCGATGAGTGCGAAGGGTTCACCGGCTCCGAGATTGCCGCCCTGGTGCCCGATGCCCTTTACGCTGCCTTTGCCGATGGCGAGCGCGAGATCGAAACCCGCGACCTGTTGAAAGCTGCCGGAACCATCGTGCCGTTGAGCAAGACGGCGGCGGAGAAGATCGCCCGGCTGCGCGAGTGGGCGGCGGCCAGGGCGCGGCCTGCCACCACGCCAGAGGGCAACGCCGCGCCAACCGGGCGGCGGGAACAGGGTCGCGCGATCGACCTATAGGGTAGAGGCCGAAACCGACTCCGCGCGGAGTCGGTCGCGCCGTAGTGCGGCGCCTGACGAGGCCAAACCAAGCGAGGAAACACGATGCAAGTTAGCACCCTGCGGCCGGGCCTGTTGATCGCCCTCAAGACGCAAATCAGCGGGAACGTGCGCTACAAGTCGACCGAGATCGAGGCGGAACACCGCGACGACTACGGCGCCCTGGTGGCGTCCTGGGAGACGGAGAAGACCGTCGAGAACCCCGAGGAACACGCGCGCGCGGTCAAGGCGCGCTCCAAGTGCCGGTCGCTCATCACGGGCGTCTGCTCCAACACCACGTTTGGGCTGCTCTGCCCCGAGGCGAAGCAGAACGAGCTTGGCGATGCGATCGGCGCCGCTCAGGATCTCGCCCGCGAGTTCAACAACAGCGCCAGTCTCACCCGCATCACCGTGGGCGTCATCGTCGGGCGCGTTGCCGCCGATGACGTTCAGGCGGTGAAGGCGATCAACGGGGAAGTCGCGGAGTTGCTCGACCGCATGGAGCGCGGCGTTCAAGCCCTCGACGTGGAGGCGATCCGGGACAACGCCAACCGCCTGCGCGAGGTCGGCTCGATGCTGACCGAGGGCGCGAGCGAGCGCGTCACCGAGGCGCTGAAAGTGGCGCGGTCATTCGCCCGGCGCGTCGTCAAGGCCGCCGAGACCGGCGCAGCGGAAATCGACAAGTCGGTTCTCGTGACGCTGCGCAGCGCGCGCACCGCCTTTCTCGATCTTTCGGATGACGATGCGGAGCCGATTTCCGCCCCGCTGGCGACGGGAAGGGCGATCGACCTCTATGAGGATGCCCCGAATAGCGTTCCCCCCATCACAGCGCGTCCGCTCGCGCCCGTGATGGCCTTCGACCTGGACTAGACACTGGCGAAACGCCGGGGCTTTTGCCCTGGCGTCTGTGCCGGGTGGCGCCCGGCGCACTGACGAGCCAAGCCAAGGAGATTGCCAATGCCCTGCGATACCCGCCGCCTCCCCAACCAGACGCTCACCGAGCGCAAGGCCGAGGTTAAGACCGCTATCGAGCGGCTGATCGCCAAGCTGACTTCCGGCACCGTGCGGCCGGTCGTCGGGCTCACCGGCGCTATCGCGTTCCAGGGCTGGGGCGACAACGAGCGCAGCCGCGTCACGGACGCCTGCGCCTACCGCACGATCATGGCGACCGGCAGCGCCAGTGCGAAAGCGGCCATCGCTCGCGCCGAGATGCTGTCGGGTCGCACCGTCAACCGCGCGTCCGTTGCCGCCGGGCATCACAGCCACGACGGCGGCGTGACGTGGCACGGCGGGCACAAGTCGTGAGCGCCGAGCAAGCCATCGCCAATTCGATCTGGCGTTCGATCGTAGAGGACTCGAATAAGCGCCTACGGGAGAAGCGCGAGGCCGATCGCGCCCGCCCGGTCGGCACCAAGGCGCTCGACATCGACTTCTACACGCGCGCCGAAGCCGGCAAGCCGATCGAGGCCGGAAGCATGATGTCGCGGGACGGCCGCTACACCTACACCTGGGAGGGCGCGCAATGGGCCGTCTGGCTTGTGCGCTGGACGGGGACCGAGTGGCGGCGCGTGCGCAGGATCACCGGGCCGATAGGCGGCTCAGGTCCCGCGCTCGACGCGCTCTATTACGAGGCCGATTTGCGCGGCCTGGAACGGATACCGGATTAGGGAGAGCGAGATGAGGTTTCGATTGGAGATCGACTGTGGCGGGCCGGCCTTCGCGGCTGACCCGAGCGAGGAAATCCGGCGCATCCTGCGGAGCGTGGCGGATCGCGTCATCGCGCTACCGTGTCCCACCGCGCGGGGCGCGCACGACGCGGCGGGCAATCAGTGCTGCATGTTCGCGCTCTACCGGAGCGACGACGAGTTGCGGGCGCTTGGCGTGAGTTGGGAGGGTTAGGCCGAAACCGGGCGCTGCCCGGTCATGCCGTCATGCGGCATCTGACGAGGCCAAGGAGGAACACGATGAACGATAGCGACCTGTTGCTCGCGATCCAAGAGCGACTCGATGGCGTCGAGTGGACCAACGATACCTTCGAGGAGATCGCGCAACTGATGGTCAACAGCGGCTACCGCATCCGCGATTGCAACGACGTGGACCGCGATGCGGCGCCCGCGCTGATCGGCGCCGAGGCGCACAGCGACGATCGCGCCATCGAAATCGACTTCGATGCGGTCGATTGGTTCAAGCAAGCCAGCGTCGAGGAAATCGTTGCGCTCGCCGCGTGCGAGTGGGGCGGCGACTACCCGGCCGATGCCGTGGCGGACCTCTTTGCGGCCGTCGATACCGCGCCGCTCTTCGCCTACCTCAATGCCCGGAACAAGGGCGGCGGCGAGACGGTCGGGTTTGAGTGCCACGTCGACGGCAACGAGGCGATGGCGTGGCTTCGCATCTATCGCCCCGATGTCGTGACGGCGATCGAGTACGACGCGGAGCTGCGCGACATCTAAGACCGCGACTCCGCGCGGAGTCCAAACCGAAGGGACAAGCCATGAAACGACTGACGATCGCGGCGATCCTGTCGCTCGCCGCCTCTGTAGCGCACGCTCAGAACTATCCGACGATGCCCGGCTACGGCTACAACTACGGCGGCCCGAGCTTTCCGTACTCGCCACCCGGTGCTTATGCTCCGCAGGCTTTCGCGCCCTATTCGGCGCCGAGGCCGGACGTGCCGCAGATCAGGAGCTACGTGCCGGACCCGCCGCCGGGACCGTCCGGCTTTCCCTGCACGATGCCGGGGTGCCGATAGCCGCCCCGTAGCCTCGCCCTACCCTGCCGTCGCCACAACAGACCCAACAGCGGCGGCAGGAATGACGAGGACTCCGCGCGGAGTCGCGACAACCAAGGAGGCGACTGATGCCCGGCCTGTGGCAAGACCTGACGCCAGCGGAGCGCGAGGCGCGCTTGGAGGCGGACAAACTCCAATCAGAGGCTACGGGACGCGATCCCATTACCGTGTCGTGCGCCTATCCGCCGATTCCGATCCGCGATTGGGACTTCTGCGTGTACCGCGACCCGGAGAAGCCCAGCACCTACGGCTGGGGCCGCACTTCCGCTGAGGCGCTTGACGACTTTACGCGCCTGGAACTGGAAGAGGCGTGTTACGCCGAGTGCGGGGACGCCACCGATGAGGACAGCGGGTGCCAGCTTGCCGCGCGGGGCTACGGCGGCAAGTGCCCGCTGCGCGTCCTGGAGGAGCGGAGGGCGAAGCGATGACGTGCCTGCTGAGGCGCTTCTATCGCTGGCGCATGTACCGCCAGTGGCGTGCGACGCTGCCCTTTGGGGAGCGCGTGCGCCTGGATTATTGGGGTGCTACCGGGAACGCCGACCACCACCCCTTTGCCTGGGCGGATTTCCTGCCGGGGGAGAAAGAGCGATGACCGATCTTGCCGTTCGGAACGTGCGCCTGATGGTGAACCTCGCCCGGCACTACGCCGAGCGCGGCAACGACGAAATCGCCCGGCGCTGCTGGAAGCACGCCGAGTGGATGGCGGGGCGCTGCGGAGGCATCTCCGGCACCCTGCCGCTCACCAGCGGCGGCTATGCGGCGATCGTCCTGGAGGACGGCTATATCGCCTTCTCCCCGCTTCCCGTTCGCGGGGGCCGGCATGGATATTGAGGGCGCGATGATCGCGGAGGCGATGCAAAAGAGCATCCCGCGCAAGCTGGGTGACGAGTTGATCGACGCCGCCCGCGAGGCCGTGGCGGCACACACTTCCTTTGCCGCGGGTCGCCCCGCCCGCTTTGCCGCCGCTATGCGCCGGCTTGAGGAACTGGTGGGCGACCCCAACAAGGAGCGCCGGCCATGAGATTCCGCGAGCATCGCGGCGGCCTCGCCGAGTCAATGGAAACGGCGATCGAGGTTGCGACGCGCGACGATCTGATCGCCCATCTTCGCGCCGTACTTGCGCCGTGGCCGACTGCGCCTGATCCGGCAGCCATCATTTGCGAGCCCTACAGCGGCGAAGACAGGCGCATCGGCTGGGCGCAAACCTACATCGTCACCTTGCCCGGCTACGGCGTGCTTGGGTTCGCCGATGGTCCGCTGCCGGAGCCAACGAGGCCGTGGCCGCTCGCCTACCTCTACAATGGCGAAACATGATCTATGCCAATCGCTATGTCGGGCTAACCGGCATCGAGCGTTGGCCGGGGAAGTGGTGATGGAACCTGACGACTCCCGCTGGCTCAAGCTGGCGGCCTGGGTGTTCGTCATCGGCGTCGTCGTGATCATCGTCATGATCGTCGGGCCGATGTTTCCGCACGTCTCCTGTGACCCCCATACCGCGCTGCCGTGGCTCCAATGCGGAGGAAACCGATGACCTGGGGACGCTATACCGCGCTGGTTGTGACGCTTGTGCTGGCCGGCTGGTTGCTGGCCAGCGCAATCCAGTGAAAGGAAGTTTGAAAAATGGGAGAGATAGCGGAAATGATGCTCGACGGGACGCTCTGCGCGTCCTGCGGCGAGTATATCGGTAGCGACAACGGCTATCCGACATATTGCTCCGGGTGCGGGCCGAATAGCGCGCCAGGGCCAAGCCCCTCCACCGCGCCCGCAAATCGGAAGCCCGTCGCCTGCCCATCGTGCGGCAAGCGGTTCAAGACCCCCGAGGCGCAGACCCAGCATTTCCAGGACCGACACGCTCCGAAGAAAGCGGCGTCGCCATGACGACGCTGACCCGGCGCGAGGCGGTTGCCGTCGCGGACGCGCTCACGCTCTGGCGCCGCCGCATGCGGACGCCCGAGCTTCTCACGCCAGGCGAGATCGACCGCCTGGTGGAGCGATGCCTCACCGAGTCGCACCAGCGGCGGTGGGAATATGTCCAGCTTTGCAACGTGCTGGGCGACGTTGACCTAACCAACTACGGTCGGGAGGGGTGGGAAATCACCGCCGTCGCTGCTGCCGGCGGCCGGTGTGGCGATGTCGTCTACCTGCGCCGCGAACTGATCGAGGAGGAAATATGAGGAGCAACGGCACGGGCAACCCCGGCTACTGGATGCACGAAACCAGCGGCGTCCTGCGGCCCGCCGTCGAGGCCTATCTTCAGGGGCGCCGCGCGCTGACGGGGGAAGAGATCGCCGCGATCCGCGCCTATCTTCGGCAGTGGATCATGGCGGACTGGCAAGGCGACGTCTCGACGCTGCGGGCATCGGTCGACGGACTGGTGAGCCGGACGGCGATCAAGCGTTGGCTCGACGACGCGGCGGAATGGGGGATTGACCCGCTATGACCCTGACCCTCATCACCTGCGCACCGTTCGCCCGCGGCGAGCGCATCCTGGACCGGCGCCGGCCGGACGACGGCTGCGCCGGCGTCACGTCGTGCGTCCCGCAGGACGGCGGCTGGATCGTACATTACGAGCGCGCTATGTGGGGCGGCTCCGTGATGCGCGGTGCCGGTCCGGCCGATCATTTCGTGCCGTGCCCCGATGATTGGTGCGAGTTCCCGGAGCGTCCGGTTGGCGAGGTCGACCGCGTGCTGCGGTCCTCGACGCTCGACATCGTGCGCCGCGATGGACGCCGCGCCTGGGCCGAGCAGCACTTCATCGACGCCGCCCGCAAGCGCGACCTGGAGTCGGGCTTCGTCAAGAAGCAGATCGCCTATTACCGCGACGAGCTCGTGCGCTGGTGGGCGATGTACGCCTCCCGCGTCAATCCCGAGATCGCCCGTGAACAAGCGGTGGGCATCGCCAAGATGGCGGACCTCCTGGAGGAAGAGGCCAGGGAGGAGGCGAGCAAGCTGGGAGTGACCTTCTGATGCCGAAGAAGAGCTACTGGAAGCGGCACGCGCATCTGATGTACGGAGACCCCCTCCGATACCGCACGATGCTGCCCGACGAATTGCGCGCGCTGCGGACCCGGCTGGGCCTGACCGGAAGGCAGTTCGCCAGGATCATCCGGGTGTTTTCCGAGCGCGCCGTGCGGCGCTACGAGGCAGGCGATCGTCCGATCCCGCCCAACGTGGCGGCCCTTGCCAAGCTGGCGGTCGAGTTCCCGGAGGTACGCGACCGCCTGCTTGCCGTGGAGATGGTCAAGCGGCCGGAGTTGGAAGAGCCGCCCCTGGAACCCCCCGATGAACCGTATAACGCTCCTCCCCCGGAGGAGCCGCGGGTCTACAGCGGGCTACCGCCCCTTATCGACTGACTCCGCGCGGAGTCCAGCGGCGGCGCTGCCGGAAGGTGGCGCCGCTTTTTCGTTTGGGCATCGCGGTTAAGGGGGGTTTATGCCGCCGCTATCGGGCGACAAGCCATCTTGATCGAACGCGGATCGTCAGGGCGCCCGGCTGTGGTAACGGCAACGCTCATCCCGCAGATTTTGCAGCGGGCGATATATGCTCCGCACCGCTTGGCTGGACAGGGCAACGGGACGATACAGGTTTGCGTCGCTCCGTCTGAGCAGTCTAGGTCAATCCCGTGGGGGTAGGCCGGATTGGGCGCACACTGTGGCTCGCGTCCGCTGTCGCGCCATTCGACTGAGAATTGCTGCTGCGTTTGTTCCACGGCTGAAACCTCTTCAAATCCTGTGGCCTGTAGTCCGTCCAGTTGCCTGAGAAGGTCAGCGCTCGGTCGTCGATGGTCAGCACTGCGGGCGGCTTGAACAGAGGCCACATGACCTTGCGCCCGATGTGATCGGCCACGTCGCGGACATCGTAGGCGGTCCACGGTATCCACGACGCCGGTTTGCCTTGGGTGTATTCCCACGCCCGCGCCGTCGCGTCGCTATCAGCGAGGCAGGCATCCCAGAGGATTTGCCGCACGTAGCTTTTCATGGCCCGGCGCCCACCCCACTGATGCGACCTGGAGGACAGTATCGCCACGCGAAAGTGGAGTAGCGCCTCAAGCAGAAACGCGCCCACCCCATCTACGGGCGGATCGGGGATGTTCCTCGCACCCTTCCAGCCGCTCGAATAGCTGTGGATCACTCCGTCAAAGTCGAGGCAGAGAATGGGCGGCTTGTACGGCTTCTGCTTTGGCAAGAGACCGAAACCAATCGACTGCGCAAAATCTCCCAAAACGATCTCTCCCCTAACGGTTATCTATCAGGTGTGTCCTTCTCGCGCCTCTCCCGCAGGAGCGCCAGGATCTCGTGTAGCTCCCCGTCCTCGTGGTCAACCTCGCTCTTGACCGCCTCCGTCAGAACCTCGAGATGCGCCAGCATCCGAGCCATCGTCTGATGCAGGTCGTAGTTCCGCTTCTCAACACGGTTCGCTGCAGCGGCGATCAGGAATCCAATAAAAAGCTCGGCAAGAGTCGAAATGGAATTTAGAGGAAAATTGAATGAGTTAGAAGTAAACCACGAAGGAAGGAAGTTACTATTCTGTAAATCCGGGTTAATTACGAAGGCCATTATCCAGGCTATAGTTGCCGCAGCCCATAGGGCTATATTTAGCGGCGACCCCATCCCTGTGCTCACCGCGTCCGCTATCCGCAGAAAGCGGCTCTCAGCCGGCGAAGCGCCCATGCCTCGCCTAGGGCCGAAAAGCCTATTCCATAGTGGGAACATGCCGATAACCCCTCCTAGAGCAGGGAGCAGCTACAGCCTGAGTGCTCCATAGGCCTGACGAGGCGCACCGTACCACCGTCGCCGGGATCGGCGGAATCGAACCTCACGCCGGCTCCCCAGGCGGCATCCAGGGGGACGGGCGGCGCTTTCTTGGGCCGCCCCATCATCGCGTCGCGGAGCTTGATCCCGCACGCCTTGCTGCAGGTGCGCCGCTTGCGGAACCGGCATGGCGGCTCGTCGTCTCGCTGGTGGAACTCGTTGTCGCAGCCTTCGGCTTCGCAAACCTTCGACGTAGGGGTCGGCACTCTGGCTTTCATTGGGATGCTCTGTCGATATTGAGTTCGTGTACGGCGAAGGTCAGCGCGACGACCTCGGGGTTTTGCGCCCAGGCGCCGGGGCCGTGTAGCGTATCCCAGAGAGCCCAGAACCCAAGGCGGCAGTTGAGATAATTGCTATATCCAGGATCGGCGCTCAGTTCCGCGGGCGAGAGATCGCCATGCCCCGGCACGTAGAGCACACCCTCGGCGCGAGCGTCGTCCTCAGTGATTTCCTGCAGCCGCTCGATCTTGACTGCGGTGACATCGAGTGTGAGGCGAGATACGCGGCGCGGCATGTGGATAGAGGGGCGCCAACGGATCCCGGCGTCGGTGTTCGGCACGCCATCGAGACCACGGGCCAGCGCGTCCTCATGCCAGTTGGCACGGTAAATTGTCACCTGATCGTTTGGTTCGGAGAATGCCTCGCGCACCCAGAGCCGATCGCCACGCGCAGTCTTGGCCAGCGGAGACGATTCGAGTCGCCTCGTCATCGTCTTTCGTCCGTCCAGGAGCGATCGAATCATCGGCGCCGAGAAGATGATGGGTCGGTCGGTCATGGGGTTTTTGCCCTCGTCCCGGGGTTTTTGCCCTTCTGGCGCCAGGGACGCATGATGCGCATTCTCTTGCCGCCGCGCTCCTCGCGGTAGCGCGCCAGGAACCCCTCCACGGTGGCGTCCTGAGCGCTCACGGTCGCGCACTTCGTGACCTTGCCGGCGGCGATGAAGGCGGCGACCTGGGCCTGCTCTTCGGCGGTCATCCGTTTCCTTCCTCCACGACGCTCTGCCCGGCGCAGATCGCCCGCGAATGCCGCATGGCGAACCGCAGGTGCGCGATCATCTGGTCAGCCATCTCGGCGTCGAGCTTCGCGATGGTCGAGCAGCACCCGCACTCGTGGATGAGCTCGACCTGGATCCCGCCCGAGCAGGCCTCGACCGCCCACTCGTCGGCCTCGAGCACGTTCTGATCTGCGTTCATGGCCTGCCCTGTTTCATGCTGCTTCGGGACTCGACGGGCTCGTAGCCCATCTCACGGAGAACATGCCGCGGCGCGGGACAGCCGGCCTCCCCAGGCGGGTAGCCCCAACCCTCGCCCCACTTCTCCGGGTCGGCACCCAGCTTGTCTCGCCAGTGCGTGATCCGCCGGCGCCATACGTCGCTGTCCAGGGGGTCGTAGGAACCGCTCGCGGGGGAGGACTTGGGTGCCGCCATCCGTTGGTTTCTCATGCACCAGGTGAGCCAGGTGCGCCGCCAATCGCGTTTCGTCGCGTTACGGGACCTCGACGTCCAATACAGAACGAAATGCTCTGCCTCGGCCTCGAGATTGGCGGGAGACAGATTGTGGCGAGTGCGGATTTCATGGCCGGCGGCAATCCAATCCTCGGGTACGACAAAATCATCCGCGAGTCGAGAGTCCTTCCCCGGCTTGCGCTTCGCGGCGGGAGCCACCGCGGCGGGTTCGCTGCGGGCAGGTTTCGGCGCGGGTCCGCTGATCACTGGCGGCCTCACGCGGCCGGGAACCTCTGCCCCCGCTCGCGCGGCAGCCGCTTCAACATTTCCAGCGGCAACACCCAGCCAGTCAGCGATCATCCCAGGATTGCCGGCGGCTCGCTGAATAGCGGCCTGCTCTAGCAACCAACCACGGATGCGAACCAGCATTTCCGCTGCTGTGTCGGCTGATAACGTGACCACGGCCTACCCTCCACTCCTGAGACCCAATTGAGTGCCGAATCCTTTCCCCGAGCGTGAGGCGAAGCCGAGCGCCGCACTGCCCTCTCGGCGCCAAGCGGAATCGCTTCAAGCAAAGGACACACTCCGCCCATCTCCCCGCGCGCGTGCGAGAAAAGTTGATACTGGCCCGGCGGGGGTCGCGCCCCGCACATCGAATTGTCTGTCGATGCCCCGCGCGATGTCGCGGCGCACGGCGCGACTATCGATCTTATCCTGGCGCTGTCGGGCGGCGTCCCCTAAAGGCGGCAGGGTCGGGCACGGGTGGCAGGCCTCGGCGATGACGTTCGTCATACCGTTCGATATCCACGCCATCCGATATATAGCAACGCACGCCGAGGCTGGTGAGCCAATCGAGGCATGCGACCTGTTCGAGCTTGAGGGCAGAAAATTCGCCGGTAGCGTTACGAGGCTTGACCTCGACGACGAAGAACTCGCCATTTTTGCTTCGACATAGGAAGTCAGGCCAGCCCCGCTTCATAACGGACCAGCCTTTGGTCTGGGCAAGGGATGAGAAATCCCCCTCCGCTTGGTTGAGCCGACATTCGCGGCTCCCCGGTCGACCGTCCCATCGAATTTCGTCGAGGTAGCCCAATCTCACATTTCGACTCCGTGCGGAGTCGCCGCGAGACGATCAAGGGCTTGAAGCGGGAACAGGGAGGGCCTATTCTTGGCCCAGGCTGATCCACCAGCCGCATGATCATCGGGGCGACAACCCCGGGTGATCGCCACAGAGGCTACGACAGGCCCCCGAGCTTCGTCAACAACCCTCTGAGACCCCCGCTCCGGCGGGGGTCTTTTGGTTTTCTATCTACGCGGTTTAGTGGGGGCTCCCCAACAAAACATCAACGTCCCAGCTATCGAAATTCCGAGTGGGACGATCGCTCGGCCCGCGGGAATGGCATCTCCCCAATAAGCAAGGTCTCCAGCCATCAACCCGGCTGATGTAATCACCCACGCGAGGCCGAGGCGGTTCCACCAGGACAATTGATTTCTCCCCTACGACTGGTCGCCCCGGTACAGGTCGGAGAACTTCTGCCGCGTACCGCTCCAGGCCACCTTCACCAGGGCGCTCTTGCCGTGGCGCTGCTTGGCGACGTTGATCTCGGCTATCCCGCGCACCGCCTCGCGGTGTTCCTCCCACCGGGAGAGGCGCTGGGAGAACTGCTCGTCGGTTTCCCTGCCGGAGCCGCCCTTACGCGGCGCTTGGTTGACGAGGTAATACTCCTCCCGGTAGAGCAACATCACAACGTCGGCGTCCTGCTCGATCGACCCCGATTCGCGCAGGTCCGACAGCATGGGGCGTTTGTCGTCTCGCTTCTCGACCTCACGCGACAACTGCGACAGCGCCACCACGACGATACCAAGCTCCTTGGCAATGCCCTTCAGGTCGCGGGTGATCTGGGAGACTTCCTCGAAGCGCTTTTCCATACGCGCCGTGCGGTCGCCCGCCATCAATTGCAGGTAGTCGACCACGATGACCCGGATACCGTGCCGGCGCTTCAGGCGCTTCGTCCGCGCCCGCAATTGTCCGACGCTCAATCGCTGCTGTTCATCGACCCAGATCGGGAGCTTCTCGAGTTCAGCCTGCGCGTCGACGAGGTCCTGCCACTGGTCCGGCTCGATCTTTCCGTGCCGCTGTTTGTCGGTCGGGATCCCCGTCATGCCGGCGATCCAGCGCTGGGTAAGCTCCTCGCCGGTCATCTCGAGGCTGAACATCATCCCCGGGATACCGGCGCGAGCGGCATTGAACAGGAGATTCGCGCCCCACGCCGATTTGCCCATGCCGGGCCTACCGCCGACGACCACCAGATTCCCCACGCCGAGCCCCTTGAGCACCGTGTCGAGGTCCGTGAGCCCAGTGTCGACCACCGGAGCCCCGCCGTCCTGGTAGGCCTGCTGGGTCCGCATGATTGACTGCTGCGCCAGGGTGCCGACTCGCTGAGGCGCGCTGCGCTGGGTCGAGTTGATGACCTCGATAAGCCCGGTCTCCAGAGAATCGGCTATGTCGACCGCCGAGCGCTTCGGATCGGGCCTGGCTGCGTCCTTGATGGCTTCCTGGGCCAGGGCGACCACCTGCCGGCGCCGGGACAGGTCGGCGATCGTCTCGGCGTAGTGCGGCGCGTTGAGCCGCGTCACGACCGATTGGATCAGCTTGATGATGTACTGGGTGCCACCGGCCTTCTTGAGGTCCTCGTCGGCCTCCAGGAAGGGCATGATGGTCGGGGGGTCAGCGGCCTTGCCGCTGGTGAGGAGTTCGCCGATCAGCGCATAGATTCGCCCGTGGAGGGCGTTGCCGAAATCCTCCGGCTTTATGATGTCGGCGACGTGCTCGTGGTAGCGGTTGTCGGTGAGGAGGATGCCGAGAAGCTGTTGCTCGGCTGCGGCGTTGTAGAGGACCGCGTAGGGGTCGCTGGCGGCGGGATGCAGGGTGGGGTGTAATGCGAGAATCTCAGCCGCCACCGTTCCCTCCCACTGATCATTGAGCCATCTGACGCCGATCCGTCAGGGCCGGCAAGCGGCTTATCGGCGCCGCCCTTGTTGGTTACACGCTGTCACGGTCTGTTACAGAAGATGTTGTGGACCGACTCGGCGGTAACCACCAAAGGCTGAGGAAAGCGATGCGCGCTATGTCGCGGCTTGTGCGGTGCTGTACGGCATCCGACGCGGCGCTTGTGATCCTCGCCCAGCGCGCCCATAGTGCCGCCGCTGTCCATAGCGCACCCGCTGCGGTCGGCGTGTTTCCTCCTTAAACTGGCCTCCGCCGCGTGTGGGGGCCGATCTTTTTTTAGAGACCCAGTTCGCGGATCAGATGCGATCCTTCACCGATCCATCTCCAAGAGCGCGATAGTCATCAGGGCCTCGAGCGCTCTCTGGCGCTCGTGCTTTGGAAGAGCGGCGAGCAGGCGTCCCAACGCCATCGCAAGGGCGCCCAAGCCGATTCCTATTCCGGCTCCCGGCAGCGCCTTGGCGAGGATCTCTTCCATGATCGCCGCCGCGAGTTCCCGCGCCTCGTCATGGGCAACCGCATTGGCGTAAGCGTCAGGCGCCGGCATGGTCGCTCTCGGCCAGTTCAAGGAGCGCAACCGCCCGGCGCCAGCGCAGAACCTCGCCGAAGGTGGCGTCATGTAGCTCCGGTGGAACCTCGACCACCGTCTCCGGGACCACCGAGCGAGCCCAGCCTCGGGTGAGGTCGGGCCGCTCGGCAAAGGTGACGGGGACGAGCCCCTCTACGCCCCGCTGCAGGGCGAAGAAAGCGTGCATCACTCCGCCGCTTGCGACAGCGCGTTGGCGTCCGACAGATGCGCGGAGAACGCCGCGTCGAGCATCACGCCGGCCAGCCAGGGACCATCGGCATAGGCGCGGTTGGTCTTGCCGCGGCGGAGCTCGATCTTCCACTTCCGGCCGCCGAACGTCTCCGAGCCGGCCTCCATGTGGTGGACCAGCCACTCCCCGGGAATCCAGGACAGCGCCTTCTCGACGCGCAACTGGCTGAGGATCAGTGGGAGGTCGGCAAGCTGCCGCGCGCACGAAGCCCATTCGGTCTGCGCGTTGGCCGGCACGTCCTGCCCCATGGCTGCGGTCGGCCCAACCTTGCGGACGATCTCCAATGCCGCGCGCATCGTGTCGGCGCGGCTGCGGGGCGGCGGTAGCGGCTCCGGATCCCCGGCGCGCGGCGGCGGAGCGGTGGCGATCGCCGGCTCGGGTTCGGGCAGGTTGTCCCAGCCGCAGTTGCCGCAGACGAGGTACGGCTGGCCGTCGTTATCTTCTTCGCTCAGGTCGTCGGAATTGCACTGCGGGCACGTTGGTTTCTCGGCGACCGGAGCCTGCATCGTCGTCGCGGGTTCTGGTTGGGGCTCCGGGGCACCGCCAGCCCCCGTCCGCGGTCCTGGCCGCTCGATCTGCTCCTCGGGAGGCGCATTGCGCCGCTCGGCCAGGGCCTTCTGCTGCTTGTCGAGCGCTAGTGCTTCGGTAAGCTGCTTGAGGGTCCAATCCTGCTCGACGCACTTCTTCAGCCACTCGGCGCGCACCGCCGGCTCGTACTTCGCCACTTCGCGATGGTTGGACCAGGAGACGTCCTCGACGCGATCGACAAGGGGATAGACCTTCGCCACCCACATCGCGTTCTTGTAGACCTCGATCCCGTGCGCCCCCAGGACCTGGGTCCAGGTTTCGGGGTAGGTGTCCTGGGCGAAGTTCAGCACGTCGCCGATCCACCAGTTGACCGATTGGTGGGTCCGCCGCGTCTGGTTCCACAGGTTCTCCCATTCCTCGTAGGGCGTGTGCGGCAGGATGGTCAGGCCCAGAGCCTTCCAATCCCACCACCCGCCTTCGGGCGCCGGGGGTTCCTCGGGTTCGACTCCGCGCGGAGTCGGATCGGCCGGCTCGTGCTCGATCACCTGCGGCTTCTTCTCCCTGGTTTTCGTCATAGCATGTCCAGTTGCTTGGGGTTGGTGATCCGCGGCAGCGCGAAACTCTGCGTGCGCGGGTCGGATGAGAGAGGCTTCTCCTCGATCTCGATGAAGGCCGACTCAACCTCGATCGTCAAGCCGGGACGCTCGGAATAGAGCTTTATCACCCGGCCATCGACAACCTGTTTGTCGTCGAGGAACACGACCATGTTGATCGCGTCGCACAATTTTGCGCCGTTATCCCAGTCGGGTTTGATGGTCGGGCGGATTTGGCCCGCTAGAGCCGCCGCTTGGTTCTTCTTCGACCATGACGCCGGAACCGGGAAGCGCATCGTCATAACGACGCGCACCGGCCCCTGAAGGGGTGCCCGGCCGGCCATGACCTGGGTTGCCGCGTATCGCAATTGCGACTCGTAGGTCACCGTCTTTTTGGGCGTGTAGACGCGGACGCCGGCGGGGGTGTTGACCGCCCGCCCGCGCCCTTTGCCTTGGGGAACGCCGGATAGTTCGATTCGGATCATGCCTCGGGCTGGGCCTCTGGTTCCTGCCCCTTCTTGCGGCGCGTCCGCTTGCCGGCCGTCGTCTTGTCGAACACCGGGGCGCCGTCCTCGCCGTTCTCGAACAACTCGGGCTGCAGCGGTTCGGGCCCGCGGAAGGTCATGCCCATGTAGTCGCCAGCATCGGCGAACGTGAGGATCGCCGTCTTGGTCTTGAGCGTGCCGATGATCGCGAGCGTCTCGGGGCTCAACGTCGTCTTGACCACGATCTTGACGCCGTCCTTGACGGTGAACTGCTCGACGTTGCACGCGATCGTCGGGCGGCCATCGGCGCAGATGATCTCGACCGCCTGCTTGGTCGCCTCCTCGACAACCGCGTTGACCCGGTCGATGAAGTCCTGCTGCTCGTCCTCTTTCCACATATTCCAGGGAAGGGTAGAGGCGCGGTGCTTCAGTGTGTCGAGCATGATGTCCCGCATCTGGCCGGCCATCGTGTCGCGGGCGAGCTTAATCGACGATAGCGTTTGGTCGTCTGACAATGGGTGCCTCCTCGGTGAAGAAGTCCTGAGCGCAAATCGGCGGATCGAGATCGGCTCCGGCCGCGATAAGATCGGCCTGATGTTTGGCGGGAACCCGCTTCTGCTTTTTCCAATAGTTGACAGTGCCCGGCGAGATGCCGAGGCGCCGTGCCAGCGCTCGAGTTCCCCCGAGCCGTTCGATGATCTGCCGAGTGCTCATTTGACCTTAGAAAGGGTATGTGCAAAATTTTTGAACGTCAAACGCTCTATACAAGGGTGCGCCCCTTGCGAAGTGTGCAAAAATTTCGTACATCTACGCGATGCTGGGTTTCCCCTCCTGGGTCATGGCCGTGAAGCGCTCCGAGGATAACGTCACCGCGCTGCCACCGCTGGATGGTGGCAACCTCATCAGGGGCGCCTATGAAGCGCACCTGCTGGGGGCGAGGGTGGAGCACAAGATAACCGGGGTTTACGGTCGGCTCTCGGGGCATATGCGCTACGAGCGCGGCAACGCCTGGTTCGAGGTCGACACCGACTCGGGTTCCCGTTGGTGGCTCGGGCAGAACATCACTAGGCTAGGGCCGATCCCGGTTCCCAGAGGAGGGGGCGCATGAAAGGCCCTGTCGCCACAATTGACGGAGTTCTGCTCGGCATATACGGCAGGATTGCCCGGGAATTGGGGTGGCGGTTTGGTGCGACGCCGGCCGGTCTATCCAGGGGGTGCGTAGCGCCATTCGTTGTATTTGGGATGATTAGGATCGGGGCGGTGTGGTGGGAGCGCCCCACGATTAGCATGGCCTGGCTTGGCGGCATGATTGCGGCGGAATTGTTCGTCGCCGCATGGCTGTGGTCGGAAGCGGAGCTTGCTAACAGCGTGCCTAACCTGCAGGCGCCCTATCGGGTGATATGGGTGATCGTTTCTCTCCCCGACTTTTTGTTCCTCGCGCAACATGGCCCGTTACGGACGGCGTCCACCTTTGCCGAGGACATCGCGGTTATCTCGGCGGTGTACTTTGCCTCAACGCCGCACACGCCGAAGCGGCGACGGCGACGTGCGCGTGCCCGGTTCGGCTTGGAAGCGCGACAGGGGGCATGAAAGCTATGGCGAACATCGAACACATCTTCGACAAGCTCGCTGAGGTCATCAAGACCAAGGGCGTGGTCATCGCCGCCGGCTATCGGTGGATGCTCGGCGACCTCTGCTTCGAGCACATGGCGGCTTCTCCTGCCGGGCCATTTGACGTTATCAGCACGATGGGACTGACGAAGCCTCACCTCTGCGTCTACCGGCGCCCCGCCGAGCTCGTTGGCACCATCGGCTGGATGAAGCGGATCGACTGGCGCGCGGGGGATGAAGAGGTCCTGCACTATTGGATGCGGAAGGTGGCGGGCGACGTCGAGCCCAAGCCGCCGCGCCGCATAGGCGTCGATCCCGCCTGCTATGACCTCGCGGACCACTTCCTTGCGGAGCAGGTGCGGGGCGATCAGCGAGTCACCGAAGGCCATCGTACTTCGCTGGCCGAGGCAATCCAGCAGGCGGTTGAAGATTGGTACGGGGCCCAGAACTGGGAGCCACGGTGACCGAGCCGCGGCAGATCGACGACCCCCAGCCGGGGCACTGGCTTATCCGGGAGACGTCCGGCGGCGCAAGGGTGCCAGCCAGGATCTGGATCGAGCGGCTACCGGAACACGAAGGGCTGCCGATCGATCCCTGGCCGAACGCCGAGACGCGAATCCTCGGCATCTTCGCCGAGGTCGCCGGGGAAGAGGCGGCGGTCGAGCGGGTATGGACGACGCGGGGCGAGCCGATCGACGCCCAGCGCTACGCTTTTGAGGTTGCCGACGTGAAATGGCTCCGGGAGAACCGGCCCAACGATCCGCGGGCGAACCCCCGCAAGAAGGTGAGGTTGAGAGATGTCGAACTCCCGTTCTGAGGCCCCTCCCCGGCCGTCAATTTCCCGGTGCTGCGCGACCACTGGCTTTCCTGGCCAACCAGACCGACACGATGCCCGAGCTGATCAAACTCAAGGCCGACAACGAGGTGCATCTGCGCCGCCTCGATGAGGCCTTTCCCCGGTTACGCCAGCGTAACCCGCCCGCAACCCCACGCCGAGGACGCCCCCTATGAGCATCATCACGAAGACCGATAGCTACAAGGTTTCGCACTGGCGGCAGTATCCGCCGGGGACGACCCGCGTGCACTCCTACCTTGAGGCACGCGGTGGGCTGTCGAACGAGGTCGCCTTCTTCGGGCTTCAGTACATCCTGAAAAAACACCTCACGGGGTGCCGCGTCGACCATGGCGATATTGCAAAGGCGAATGACTTCTTTCGGGATCACTTCGGGGACGGAAGCCTATTCAACGTCGATGGATGGAAGCGCATCGTCGATGTACACGGTGGCCGACTCCCGCTGACGATCAGCGCCGTTGAGGAAGGGACGACACATCCGACCGGGACGCCCCTGATGGTTATCGAGAATACCGACCCGGAGCTTCCTTGGCTCACCAACTACGTCGAAACGTTGCTTTGCCAAATCTGGTATCCCTGTACGATCGCCACACAAAGCCGGAACCTCGGAAAGATCGTGGGCGACCATCTCCGGGAAACCGGGGATATCTCGCTGTTGCCGTTCAAGGTGCACGATTTCGGCTACCGCGGTTCGACCTCGGAGGAGTCGGCGGGCATCGGTGCCGCCGCCCATCTCCTCACCTTTCTGGGAACTGACACGCTCGCCGGCATCGAGATGGCGAAGCAGTTCTACAGTGGCGAGCCGATGGCAGGGTTTTCAATCCCGGCAGCCGAACACTCGACTATCACCGCCTGGGGTTATGGGCACGAGATCGAGGCCTTCGCCCACATGCTGAAGGAATTTCCCACGGGGCTCGTGGCGGTGGTTTCCGACAGCTACGACGTCTTCGCGGCCTGTCGGAACGCTTGGGGCCGCGAGCTGCGGGATCGAGTCCTGGCGCGCGATGGAACTCTCGTGATCCGCCCCGACAGCGGCGACCCCGTTGTCACCGTCTTGAAGGTTCTCGCCATCCTGGGCGAGGCGTTTGGGACGACGAAGAACGACAAGGGTTTCTTTGTGCTTGACCCGCATGTCCGCGTCCTCCAGGGCGACGGCATCGACCACACCATGATCCTGCGCATCTTGTCTCACATGATCGATGCTTGGTGGTCAGCGGACAACATCGCCTTTGGATCGGGCGGTGGCCTTCTCCAGAAGGTCAACCGAGATACTCTCGGGTTCGCCCTCAAATGCTCGGCCATCGAGATCGATGGGCAATGGCGCGAGGTCTACAAGGATCCGGTCACCGATCCAGGGAAGCGGTCAAAGGCCGGTCGCCAGCATCGCGGCATGGTCGAGGTGTTCCGGAACGGCGAGCTGCTCGTCTATCACACCTTCGAGGAGATCCGGGATCGCATGAAGGGAGGCAAGTGATGCCATACGGCGATCTACCGATCCCTGTCGGGGACTTCGGCTTCGATCTGCGCGAAGTCATGTACTACCTCTATCTGCCGGTGGCGATCGAGCGCACCACCGTCCTTCCCAGCATTCGCCTTCCGCCCAATGTCGAGTGCTGTCGCCCTCTCATTGAGGACGCGATCAGGTATGCCGGCAGGGATCGCTATCAGTATGTCTATCTGAGCGCCCGCAAGGGTTGGGCGACCCCCGATAACCCGCTCAACCGGCCTGGTTGGCACTGCGATGGGTTCGGCACCAACGACCTCAACTTCGTCTGGTGGTCGGGCCCGGGTACGCGGTTCGCGATCCAACCCTTCAAGGACATCACCGACGATCACGTGACATCGCTTCGACAGTTCGAGGAGCAGGTTCGCCCTCAGACTGTCGTCCATCTCCCAGAGAAGCGATTGTACGCGATCACCCCCTACGTGGTGCATGCAACACCCCTGATCGAAGCTCCCGGTTGTATGCGCCAGTACGTCAAGGTGTCGCTCTCCGATCATCGGTACAACCTCGAAAACAACAGCCACAACTACCTCTTCGACTACGACTGGCCGCTCTGCTCCCGCGACCTGATCCGAAACGACCCGCACAAGGCCCAACTCGACTATGCCGAGGGAGAACGGTGATGCCGGCCCCGATCAAATGGACGCCCGAGATGCTCGAGGCGCTGAAGACGCTGCGTACGGAAGTCCGGTTCAAAGACGAAAGGGAAGCCAACCAATGCTAAACCGTAAGGCACTACGCCCGACCGAGGAGGTCGAGGCTGACGACAACCCGCGGGCGACGATCGGCGGCAATGAGCCGCCCGACCTCCCCGAGCGCACGCTGCCCGAGATCCTGGTCGAAGAGACGGTGCAGTTGCGCGCCAGGGCCGCGGACCTCGTCGAGCAGGTCGGCAAGGCCAACCCCAAGGACGAGGAGAACTGCGTCCTCCTGGCCGGGATGATCCGCGACTTCCTGCGCGAGGTCGATACGGCGCGCAAGGAGCGCAAGGAGCCGTTCCTCACCGCCAGCCGCGCCGTCGACGCGCACTTCAATTCGCTGGCGGGGCTGCTCGCCGCTGCGCAGACACGGATCGTCGGGATCGTCGACGAGAACCGCCGGCGCCGGGAGGAAGCGGCGGCGGCAGAGCGACGCCGCCTGCAAGCCGAGGCGGAGGCGCAGCGGCGCAAGGCGGAGGAAGAAGCTCGGAAGCGCGCAGAGGCCGAGAGCGTCGCCCAGCGCAAGATCGCCGAGGCCGAACGCCTGCGCCGGGAAGCGGAAGAGCGCGCCGCGGCGGCCAAGGATGCGGAGAGCCGGCAGCGGGCCCGTGCCGAGGCCGCAGAGGCCGCGCGAGCGCGCGACCTGGAGGCCCAAAGGGCGGCGCAAGAGCAGCGCGTGCAGGAGCAGGCCGAGCGGCAGGCGACGGCCAGCGCCGAGGCGCTTGACCGACAGGCGGAGCAGACCACCGCCGCCCCGACTCGCTCGGTCTACGGCGTCACCGCATCTGCTCGCGTGACCTACAAGGCCACGATCACCGACCTGACGGCAGCGATCCGCCACGCGAGACGGATTGACGGGGCCGCGGTGGAAGCGTGCATCCAGCAAATCTACGACCGGCAGGTGCGGGCCGGCGTGCGCACGCTCCCCGGCGCTACGGTAGACCCGGTAACCACCACTACGATCAGGACGTAGGCGATGGGAGGGTGCACCTGCCTTGAGGTCAAGGGCGAAGATCCGAATTGCCGCCGGCATGGCGTGGGCACCGACTTTTGGGCTCAAGGGATTGTCGACAGCCCGATAGAGCGGAGCGAAGCCGCCAGGAAGGTGCGGGCGCACGATCAACTGGTCCAAGCCACCGAGATGTTGCTGCGGCTTGTCCATGACATGATGCCCGGTGTTCGCCACATCGCACTACAAGACTACCAGCTTCTCAACGAGGCCCCGATCAAAGGCGAGCTCGCTTTAGCCAAGGCAAAGGAAGGTTGACGATGGGCATCCGAACGGTATGCGTCGGGACCAAGCACCACGGCGAGGCGGCGATCGAGTTTGTCGCCTCCCTGCTGGAGGACGACGAGATCGACCTTCGGCGCGAGCCCGACAACCGCTACGACCGCAACGCGGTCGCCTGCTATATCACCGGGGTCAAGGTCGGCTTCCTGCCAGCCGCCACCGCCAGGGCCGTGGCGCCGATCATGGACGCCGGCACCGAGGTCAAGTGCATCGTGACGCTGCAGGCGATCGTCGATAAAGGCACGGTCATCGAGCCACCGCACATCAGCGTCAATTGGGAGAACCAGATCAATGGCTGAAATCCAGAGGATCGAGAACGCTATCGACAAGGAAGTTGCCGGCGCCATCGCCACGGTCGGCGGGATGCAGGGCGCGCTCGCCATCGCGCCGCGCAACATCGGCGAGATGATGGAATTTGCCAAGATGATGGCGGTCTCCGGGTTTTGCGTTAGGCCGCAGTTCCGCGGCAATCCGGGAGCCTGTCTGGCGATAGCAATGCAGGCCTTCAAATGGGGCGCCGACCCCTTCGCGGTATCCAACAAGGCCTACGTGACCAAAAACAAAGCCGGTGAGGAACAGGTCGCCTACGAGGCACAGTTGGTGCACGCGATCGTCAACACCTGCGGCCCGCTCACCAAGCGCCTGCGCCCGTTCTATTCGGGAGAGGGGATCAACCGACGCTGCAAGATTGTCGGCTACATCAAGGACGAGGATGAGCCGTTCGAATACGAATCGCCGACAATCAAGGAAATCGAGGTCAAAAATAGCCCGCTGTGGCGCGCGGACCCCGACCAGCAGTTGTTCTACTATTCGGTGCGCGCATGGGCGCGGCGGCATCTGCCGGAAACGCTGCTCGGCATCTATACCCGCGACGAGATCGAGCAGGGCATCGACCTGGGCGACCCCTCCGATCGCGCCCAAAACATCACGCCGGAGACGGCGCGGCCCCGTCGCGACTTCGACGAGCAGCCGGCGGAGCCTGTGGTGGTCGCCTATGAGGTCATCGACCACACCGGCGAGGCCACGATGGTTCCGGGCCATGAGCAGGCGGCGCAGGCCTTCAGAGACGCGCTGGATGCGGCGCTGCGGGAGGGTGTCAGGGGCGTGCTGACGGTCTGGGAGAACAGCGCGGCGCTGATGGATGATCTCGAGACCAACGGCCACGGCGATCTGACGCGACTCCTCAGCACCTACTACGCGGAGATTCGCGAACGTGCCGGGCCGGCTGAGCCTGCGCCGCGGGAGCCGGGAGATGATGACGAGCCCGTGGAGCGCGAGAACCCGGCGCCAGAGCCCAACAACGCGACTCCGCGCGGAGTCGCGAGCGCGGCGCAGCCTTCCCGGCAAGCGCCATTGCCGACCACGGCCGTTGGCGCGCGTCAATCGACGCTGCTGCCCGATCCGCGCCCGACGATCTTCGATGAGTCCAGTTGGGCGGTCGAGATCGCCATGCAGCCCAACGGCAAGCCGAACTGGGCGGTGATGCGCGATCAGTTGTCGAATCTGGTCGGACATTGCCAATCCCCCGGGGAAGTCGACAAGCTGCTGGCGGACAATGCCGCCCTGCTCGCTGACTTCAAGACCACGGCGCCGGTGTTCTATGCCACCGTCCTCAAGAACGAGGCGGCGAAGCGCGAGGCGCTTGGCGGGTGACCCCGAACGAGGCCTACGCCGCCGCGTACCAGTACATCATCCGCCTGGAGAGGGCGCGGGAGGATGAGTACGTGGAGCGGTGCCGCGGGATCAAGAAAGAGGTCTACGCCCGGCACGCATCGGCGCTCGCCGCGGCCAAAGAGGCGCTGCTGGAGGCCAACGAGGCGCGCGCTGCGTGGCGGGTGGAGAAGGCCCAGGCCGAGTTCTCCACCCTGCCCCGTGGCATCATCGAGGAATGGAAGGACGGGAGCCCGACCGGCCGGCGCGGCATCTACATCGTCGTCACGCCGGACACGCGGATCGGCTTTTCGGAGAAGGCGGCCGGACAGACTTGGCGGCGGAGGCGCCCGGGGATCGGGTGGATCGTGATCCAGCTTTTCAAGAAGAATGGGAAGCCGTCGTTCAACTGCGCGGTAAGGACCTGGACCAGCGAAGGCCTGCGGTTCGGCGACTGGCGCCCCGCGAGGGAGGAAGAGGAGGACGGTTGACATCGCTAACTTTAGACGTGCACGGTTTCGGCTTCCCCAACAGTCCCGGAACCGTAAACGGCATGACCAGCGAGATCGTGCGCGCTTTCGCGCTGTCGTGGCTCCTAGCCCATGGCTATGCTCCTTTCCAGGCCGACGCGGTCCTCCGCTACATGCAACGAGAATCAGCCTTCCAGCCGTGCGTAGAGAGCCGGCGAGGGCATTTTCTTTTTCAGTGGGTAAATCCCCGCAAGGCCGCGCTGCACAGGTTTGCCGGGCCTGGCTGTCCGGAGGTCGTCAAGCAGCTTGAGTTCGCCGATCTGGAGTTGCGGTCGCCGCCGTTCGATCGGTTCTGGAGCGCCGCGCCGGCGCTGGTCTACCAAACCTTCCTCCACTGTTTCGGAATGGGACGATGCTGACACCCCAACAGAATCGCGCGCTGAGTTTCATAGCCAGCTATACCGAGACCTGTGGATCGTCGCCAAGTTACCAGACGATAGCCGCCAACCTGGGGCTCAATTCGAAATCCGGCGTCCATCGTCTAGTGACCGGCCTGGAGGAACGAGGGTACATAAAGCGTCTTCCGTTCCGGAGGCACGCGATTGAGGTTCTGAAGATGCCCCCTCGCCCGACGCCCAAATTTCCCCAGGAGATACTCGACCTGATCCGGCTGTCGGCCGAGCTCTGCGACGCGGTCGACGCCGCGGGCGAGGACATCGGCGGTCACCGCGGATCGCTCGAGATTCTCCGCGATCTTGGGCCGGCGACCGACGCCGCAATGCGAGCAGTCGGGATCAAGCCATGAGCGATGGCGCTGCCGCTCTCCGAGCGCTCTCGCACCTTTACGTCACGCGGGAAGTGATCGAGTTCAAGGGAACCGCGGCGTTCGGCAAGGTCATCGTTGCCGCTGCGCAGGTTCCCGAGGGGATGGAGTTCACGCTGACCGGGAACGGCGTCGAGGCGACCGCTCGCGCGGGCACCTGGGTTCTGGAAATGCCGAGCGGGGATTGCGCGGTGATGTCGGACAAGGCCTTCCAGGAAACCTTCGAGGCGGTCGGCCCCGACGAGGGCGGGATGTCCTACGCCATGCCCAAGTGGCTGGCGGAGCAGATCGCCGAATCCGGCCAGGGCCGGATGATTCCGATCATCGCGAAAGGAAGGACCACGTGATGAACGCCCGACTCCGCGCGGAGAAAAATCGGTTCCTCGACGCCCTGGCCCTGGCGATCGTCGTCGTGGCCCTGTGGACCCCAGCCGAGGCGCAGGAGGCCGCTATTCCAGATCCGACGCTTACCCCTGGCGAGATCGCCTCGACCGACGTCAGCGAGGTCTGTGGCTACGTCAATGGGCTTTCCTATTCGAAGCGGCATCGCAAGACCACGCGGGAGATGAAGCTCGCGGTCATTCGCGAGTACCACGCGCCGCTACACATGCCTTCGGAGATCGACCACCGGGTTGAACTCAGCCTCGGGGGGGCCGACACGCTGAAGAACCTCTGGTATCAGCCCGCCCCAGACTACCGCTGCAAAGACCATCTCGAAGACCTGCTTTGGAAGAAGGTCTGCCGCGAGCGCTCGATGTCTCTGGCCGATGCGCAAGCCGTGTTCCTCGGAGACTGGCGCGTCGGATATACGCTCTACGTCGGCGACCTCGGCGCCTGCCTCACCGCTGATAGATACCGTTAAGGGGGATCAAACAAAGTGGCGAAGACAATCGACGAAGCGCGCGCCGGTCTTCTCAAAGTTCTGCCCTATATTCGGCATGCAGTTGAACTCGCCAAACAGAAAGGAAATGCCCGCCTAGGCATTCTTTGCGAGTTCGCGGATGGCGGCGGTAAGGTGGAAGCGAGATTTGACGCTGATTTCATTGAAGACGTAGCGGCACTGATCGGCGCGCCGCAAACGGCCGACGATGATCTGGCAGTCAAAGCACGGCACTTCACAGATACCCTGCTTCGCCCTTAATTGTTTCTATCGGGGCATGTAGGATTTCTGCGGAACGCCGGCCTGTTTTCGGCCGGCCGGCGCCCTAAGCGGCGAACTTGCTCCTGCGCTCCGCAAGCCCGCGGAGATAGCGCTCATCAGCAGGCTCCCAGAGCCCGCCGTAGGACTTCATGTCGGCGATCACGGCGTCGACAGGGTCGTTCTTCTCGATGATCCGATAGGCCGCGACCGCGCGTCCGGTGCGGTTGACCCCCTCTCTGCAATGGACGAAAGCGGGCGGCGTTGCCATGCGGAGGGTCCGTAGAAACGTTCCGATGTGATGGTCCTCGACCTGGGGCGCAATCGCCGGCAGCGGTTCCCAGTCCGCTAGATGGATGCTCGCGATGCCAGGGAGAAGTGGATCGTGCTGCCACAGTTCCAGGCTGATGATCGTCTTGACGCCCTGCGCGACCAGCCACGCTACCCCGGCCGCATCGGGCCGCGCGCCTCTCCAGAGAAATTCATCGACGCGGGCGAAGTTGGTGATCGGGCTGTCGGGCATCATCGCTCCTGGAGAACGCCAGCGGCAGAGTAGCAACTGGCGTCTTGGGTCTTGAGCGGGCAATGGTAGCCGTAGGCGCGGCCCCAGAGCCCGTCATAAGCCGCGCGGCCGAGTAGGGCGCCATCGATGCAGCCAGCGAGGCTCGCGACGACGCAGACCGCAGCGATGATCCGCAGCATCAGCCCCCGCTGAGCATCGCCGCGATGCGCTTGCTGCGGCCCTGGCGCTCCTCCAGGTAGGCGATCATATCGGGCGTGACCTCGGCACCGTAGGCCGACTGATAGATGCCATTGGCGTCCTGCCACTGAGACCAGCCGCCCTTGGGGATCGTCGGCAGCGGCGCCCCGACCTCGTCGAGGATGTCGAAAGCTCCCTGCGCCGTCGTAGCGGCGACGTCGAAGAACAGCGGGGTCACGCAGGAGCAGACCGGAACCCCGACGATGTCGATCTGGGTGCTTGTAGTGAAGTCGACGAGTTCCCTTGGGAAGGTCCGACCGCCGGCGCGGACGAATTGCGAGACAGATGGGTTGCCGAGTATCTCGACGATCTCGTGGCTCCCCGCTACGGTCCACGGCCAGTTGTACCGTTCACACGCCTCAAGCTCCACGGTGCCCACCGGCAGGCCGAGCAGCGTCGTCGTGTGGTAGCCGAGCGTCCCGGCGATCGTCGCGTTCGGAGCGATGCTGATCGGGATCTCGTGGGCGAACTCCTTGTCGCCCTCGGGAACCGGCCGGATGCGGGTGCCGGCGAAGTCCGGCCAGAACGGCACGATCTTCGAGAGGATCAGCTCCTCAGTGGCGGCGCAGAACGCCTCGACGTCGAGGAGCGCGACGTTGCCGTGGTTGAGGACCGCGAAGAAAGAGGCCATCTAGGGTGCCCTCGGCATTCTGAAGGCGCGCTCGGGGCCGATGTGCGTCCCGAAATCGTCACGCCATGCGCGCTCGACCCAGCACAGCCACGCAAGACCCTGACGGCGTCCGTATCGGCAATAGACGGGACGCCATGCAAACCACGGTTCCCAATCGGTCATGCTGACCATTGCTTTATCGCCGCTGCAGCGCCAGCAGTTGCAGGTACGCGACCTGCTCGTCGGGGTGCGCGGTCGGTGCGGCCATGACGACGCCGGGCGCAGGCGCCGCCAGCGTGAGCGCGAGGCCGACCAGCGGGCCGACGACCTGAGCTAGAGATGCCGTGGCGTTGATCCACATCTGCACGTTGGGCGGCAGGTTGCCCACGCTGCCGACCAGCGCGGCGATCTGTGGGAGCGCGCCGAAGATGGCCGAGATGGGGTTGGCCGCGCCGGCAATCGAGGCGACGGTCGGCAGCACCTTGACGGCCTCGCCAACGACCGAGACGAGGGTGCTGAGCACGCTGGAACCACCGACGCCGGGCAATGCCTGCAGGGTCGGCAGGATCGCGGTAAAGGCTCCAGCGACGCCCTGGCCGTACTGGATCACGCGCTGGAGCACGCCAGGATCGGTCGTGGTGCCCGTGCTTCCCGTAGTGCCGGCGCAGCCAGCGACGACGAAGCCGATCGGAAGCCAGGCGGTCGTGCGGAGAAGGTTGCGGCGGGTGATCATCAGGCGGCTCCTTGTGGGACAGGTTCGATGATTGCTTGTGGTGGCGGCGGGGCCGGCGGTGGTGCGGGCTGTTGCGCATCATTGCCGTTCTGAGCCGCGGCCGGGAAGTGCGGTGCGAGAAACGCGCCGAGAAATCCCAGCCCAGCCCCCAACACGGCCGTCATATCCGCCAAAACGTCAGGCGGCGGTGCCATGTGGCCGAAATAGACGATCAGACCAACAATCGGTGCCGCCAGCGTCACTGCAGCGCCGCCAACGTAGGCTTTCGGCGAAATCGGATTCATGCGCCTCTCCCCTAAGCGGGGATTACCTGTACGCCTACACCTTCCGGTTGTCGAGGGAGACGCTCACTGATGCTGGCGCACCAAATGAGCGATCGGCTCACGGGCGGCATCCAGCGCCGCTGGCGTGGGGAAACTCCCGACGCAAGCGCGCGGGTTGTAATAGCCCGCGGTATAGGATTGCGCCCCCTCCAAGACGAGACCATCGCCCTCGATTTTCAGATCGAGCCGGAAGGGGGCCCATTCCATGCTCGCCAGTCCGTGAATGCTCGTCTTCACGAACCACGCATCGGGGCTCGATAGGTAATCGAGCACTGCATATTCGCTCGGGTAGCGGCCGCGCCGCTCCTCGCCGACCTCGTCTGCGATCTGGTGCATCAATCGCACCGCCTTAAATTGCAAGGCGATCGGCACGACCAAGATTTTGGGCGTGGCCTTTTTCGGATTCCCCGCTTGGTCTGGCATCGCCGCCATAAGCTCGATGGCCTGTTCCAGGGAGGCCATGCTCAACGGCGCGTCCATCAGGTTGGAGTAGTGCCCCGTATCGATCGGGTGGGCATTCGAGAAGAGTGGAACGACGTCACCCATGACCCCCGGATTATAGACGGTGCCGGTATTGAGCACGTTGGCGTGGAGGATTTCCTCGCTGATTCTGAACGCCTCGGCCAGGCTATGCGCCAAAGCTGCAATGATCTCGAATCCTGCCTTATCCAAGGTGCCTGCCGCTGACGAGCGCGCGAGATCGGAGGCCAGCGTGGTGGCGAGCGCGAGATCGTTTCGAGGGATGTTGTAGACGAAACGCTCGCCAACAGCGTTGTCGAAGATCGTCGGAGACCCCGGTGACCGTAGCTGGGCTAGACCCGTGTAACGCATCTCGACCACGCGCTCCGGGTTAAAAGTCCCACGCGAGCGGCGATAGATGCTCGGCCATTGACGGGGAATGTCCAGGAACCGTTGTTCGACCATCAGCAGGCCCGGCAGGAGAAGCCGCCGCAAGTCCTCTAGCGCTCGTGGCGCTTCCGGTTGCTCGTCCCATACCTTCAGCCGAGCAGCGGCCTCGGCTGAGAGGGAGTGATCGTAGTATAGCGCCAACGCATTCGGGCTCGGGGCCGCGCTCTGGTGAAAGGCTTGCGCGACCTTGGCGGCTACCTCTAAGGAAATCATTGTGCTTCTCCTAGCCCGACAAACGGGCGCGTAGCTGGGCCAACGATCGCGTCGGCAGACAGGTCGTTCGCGACCTGCACATCGACCACCGCATCCGCAGTTTCTTCGCCGAAGATGCCGTCGACCTCGAGATTGGGATAGCCGTGATCGTGCAGGTACTGCTGCATCGTGCGGACCTCGTCGCCCTTCGACCCCTCTTGCAGCGTCGCATAGTGGTGCTCGGGCAGAGTCCGCGGCGCTGGGTTGGCTGGCGGCTGCGGCGATCCGGCCGGGCCCTCCATCACCAGCCATTTCGTCCAGGCCGCCTGGAGCTTGCGATCGTATGCGTTTTCCGCGTAGCCCGGGCCGTTGTAGCCCTCGGCGAAATTGGCCCAGTCATGGGCCCGCAGGAAACGAGTGAGGTTGGCGGCGCTGCAGAACGCCACGAAGGCGTCAAGCTGCTGCCGCTCGCCCTGCACCATCGCCGCGACGTAGGCCTCGACGTCGTTGAAGCCGCACGACTTGAAGTTCAGACCGAGGATCTGGAAGGCGCCCCAGGAGGCACTCTGCAACGCCGCCTCGCGGTCAAGGGCGATGGCCTCTGCCAGGCGGTCGTACTGGTGCGCACCGCCGGCGCCGTACAGCGAGCGGTCCCAGGACGGTGCCGAGATGTTGGGGTGGCTCCCATCCCACTGATGATGCGTCAGGCGGCCGAAGACGTGCGCCTCGAAGAGGATCACCGGGCGGCCATCGGGCAGGAACGAGCGGCCGCCGGACTCGACATCCCTCACGGCATGGACTGTCGCGGCGTCGACCTTTATCAGCGCCGCCTCGACAACAAAATCCATCGGCGTGAGCAGAGTCGCCGGTCCCGCAAATTCGACCATCTCAGTTGTTCCTTTTCCCCAGCCGCGCTTCTAGTTCCCCCGTCGTCGGGCGCGTCTGCTCTATGACCTTGAGACGATCTTCCAGCTTGTCAAGCTCGCGCTCAACCCGCCCCAGGTTGTCGTCGATCAGTTTGATCACGCGATCCTTGAACTCATTGTGTTCCCGGATCGAAAGAGACTTATCCAACACCCTCGACAGCGCCGCTAACACAGCGACGCTGAGCGCACCAAGCGAGAGGACGGTTTCCCAATCCACATTACTCAATCCGAATCCGGCACTAGCGGAGCCGCCACCAGCCCGCTCCCTGAGCATTTCTCGCAGACCTGGGGGTACAATTCGGAGCGCGTAATCGGCACTTCTCCTACCGGCTGGTTGTCCATTGTCTTCCCCGGCAAGCGGGCCAAAGTTCCCTTTCCACCGCACATCGTGCAGATCACGGTCAGCGGCGGATGCTCCATCCGCCTACCTCATTCGTGACAACCACATAAGCTTAGATTACCACTTCCCTGTGGAATCTCCACGGGTTGCCGCACCCACCATCTGGGCAAGCTGCGTCAGGACGTCCCGCAGGTGGGGATCGAAGGGAAACCGGCTCACCGCGTCGGTGGCGATGCCCATCACTTCCTCTCCGGTGCGCTCATGGCCGTCAAACAGCGAAGCTAGGTGAACCTCCGCCGACAGGCTGCTCCATGCGTAGGCGAGGCCCCCTGCGAGCCATAAAACCCGCCACCACGCCAGCCAGGAGAACCGCAAGCGGAACATGAAAGGGGAAGGCAATGGCAGCCTCGGCACCCAAGGTAACGGCCACGGCGCGCAGAGGTCCAGGAGGGGATCGCCACGCCGCGTAGGCAGCAAAGGCCGCGAGGAGGATCGCGCCGACCCCGAGTTCGTAGGCGTACTGGAGGAGATCGCTGTGGACATATTCCCACCCAGGATGATCGGCGGTAAAGGACCCGATACCGCGGCCGGCGATCGACAGACCCGAGAGAGCGGCTTGCCAGATGTCCAGGCGCTCGCCAACGCTCGTCAGCTTGTGCTGGAAATAGATCGAGACCCAGATCGTGGCCGCGATGGCTAATGCCCCTCCCAGGAGCGCCCAGCGCCGCGGCAGGCCCATTACAAGACCAACCCCTGCCGCCATCAGCGCCACCCGGGAACCGCAGAAAGCCAGCGGGATCGCCAGCACGATCGCGAGCGGGATCTGCCGGCTGAGGACCGCCCAAACGAAAACCACCGCCGCAACCTCGGCCAGGATGTCCCGATTGAAGAACAGGCCGGCCGGGATCGACGCCTGCGGGATAGCCGACCATCCGAAGAACTGCGCGATCACCACCGCGCTCGAGATCCCGATTCCCCATCCCGCGGCGCGCAGCACCTTGTCGACCTCGGTGAGATTTGCTCCGAGCAGGACCGCCGCGGCAAACACCAGCAGGTGCAGAAGGTCGTTGAATCCCGTTAGCCGATCCGGTGCCCAGGCCAGCGACATCCCGGCGTAGGCGAGAAACCCCGCCATCAGCAGAAGCGGCACCATCCCGAGAGCGCGAGGGTCAAGCCAGGATACGAGAGGAAGACCAACGGCGAGCAGCGCCCAGCGCGGCGCCACCGCCGCCGAGATAAGGCCCGGCCAGAAGGCTACCGATGCGGCAAATGCTAGAATCGCGGCGGTTATGGAGCCACCCCGACCCACTTGGCCGTCGCAGCCAGGCGCTCGTAGACCGGCGTCCAGTCGCGCGAGGCCAGCGTGCGCTCGTAGCCGGCCGGAACGATCCGCCGCTGTGGGTCCGCGTTCACGTCGATCGCCCCATTGCAGCCGCCAAGCTCGATCAGGAACAGGCCACGGCGCAGCTCATCGTTGATCCGCCACGCGCCCTGAGACGGAGCAACGGACGGCTCAAACAGCATCGTCGTCGGCGCAGCGGGGGCCGCTATGCCTGGAACGGTGTGTCCCGCCGGGAGTCGGATGATGCACGTCCCAAGCGTCGGTTTCGTCTCCGCTGACGACACATTAGGAGAGTTGGGGTCTTGCGGCATGACCACCACCGTGCCGTTGAACGGCCGCAAGAACTCGTCGGGTGGCATGTAGGCGATACGAGCAAGCGGCGTCGTGCCGCAGCCGGAGAGGGCAAACGCAAGCAGCACAAGGGACGCCGCGTAGACGAACATCAGCTTCTCCCCGAGATAGCAGGGCATCACTGCGTCAGCCGCTGCAGGTCGGCATTCGGGATCGCCATTGAAGGGAAAATCCCTAACTGCTGAAATTTACCAAAATAGTTGTTCGTGGCGTTCGTTCTGAAAGCTCCAACGGTCATGTCTGTGACCGCCTTTAGTGTACCACTAGACGACGCGCTCGCCACAGCAGAGCCATTTACGCTTGCGCGAACCGAAAGATCAACATTACTGAATGCTTGCGCGAGCTTTATGGTTGACGGCGACCCGGCGGTGACATCAGCGTGGACGGTTCCCCCCGACGCATAAAGGAACGACTGATACACCGATCCGGTAGAGTTAAATGCTTCCGTGGTGTCGTTCGCGCCAGGCTCTCCGGACCATAAGAGTTCCTGAGAAACGCCCTGTGATGGGTCCGCCTGCAAGAAATAAGTAAATCCGGCCAGGTTAACCATACCGGTCAACCCAAGGCGGAAAACATCCGCCGCCCGCGTCACCGCCACGGTGGTCGTCGGGATGTAGGACGAGGGGAAGGAGCCGATTTCTACATCTGCGCCCCAGACGAGAATGTTCTCGGTCCCGGCGGCGTTCCAGTTGAACGCTTGATTGTCTACCGTTGCGGGCATAATGGTCCACGCCCGGTTGGCTGGCACCGTCGCAACGACCGTAAGCCTATACCACCCGTTCGGGTATGCCTGAATTGACGCACTGGTGGCAGACCCGCCGATGGTTCCGACCGCACCCGTGGCAAGGTTAAAATAAGCGCCCGTCGTCGAAACGTTCGCCCAGATGCCAACCCAATTAGCGGTGCCCTTCTTGGCGAAGATCGAGTAACCAAGTGCGACGTTGGTATTGGCGATCGACTGGAACCGCTCATGATCCCCAGTTCCAGCGGTTGCTGTAACTATCGTTGCGGCACTTACACCGTCCGGGGCGGTCCCAGCCGCCGCAAGTACTGCTGTCGTTGCTTGCGCGGTCCAAGCGGTGATGGAGTTTCCTTCGGCAGTGGCGCTGCGTATATCTCCGCTGGAAAGGGCAATATTCTGCCGCGACCCTTCCAGCAGGATGCCCTGCGGCTGCAACGTCACCGGATCGTAGGTAAAGCGCGGGACGTTGGCCCCGGCGAAGGCGATCAGGCCGGCGGAGTTGACGTAGCTGGCGATCGGCGACGTGGCGTCGGCGCGGGCGAAGGTTCCACTGAGCGCAGAAAGCCATCCGGAGAAGCTGTTGGTCGAGACGTGGTTGTAGAAGTACTGGCCCGTCGCGAAGTTGGCGAACGGCGAGGCGCAGACCCCGGCGACGCGCGGCACGAAGGCCGGGCACGGCGCGGTGAACAGGACCGCCTGCTGCGTCGGGGTGACCGCGGCGGCGCGGTCGACCAGCGGCAGGCAGGCGAGCAGTCCGGCAAGAAGCCACCAACCGATGCGGCGCATCTTAATTCAGCACCACGCCGGTGCGCGTGTGCAGGTCCGAGACCGTGGCCGGGGTAAAGGTCGTGCCGCTGACCAGTCCGTAGTAGATCGTCGCGACGCCGCTGCCGGTCGAGCCGCCGGCGATAAATGCCCGCGGCGGGGTGAACTCGGTCGCGCCAAACGTGACCGACGTGCCGGTCGGGGCGGCCAGCGTGATCGCCGTCGGCGATACGATCAGCTTATCCACGTCCGCCGCGGCGAGCGTAAACGTGGATTTGTCCGTGCAGGTCGAGGCAGACGGATTCGACGAGAACAGGTAGATCGTCAGCGTCGGGATCGAGCCGCCGAGCGAGGCAACGCGGAAATGGGTGACGAAGCCCGACTGCCCGTTGTTGACCGCGACCGTGATCGCGTTGAACCCGCCGATGCAGTTGCCGGAGACATATTGCGCGTTCTGGACAACCGGGGTGCTGGCGACCTGCTGCGAGAAACCGGCCGAGACGAGGTTCGTCGACCCGGGTATCGCTTGGTCGATAGCAACTGTCCCGATTATCGGGGGAGAGCTTCCCGAAGACAGACTGCTCGGTGGGGTTCCGTCGCCGGTGAGGACCGAAAGTGTCGTTGTTGAACCAGCGGTGATGCCCGCAATATAAGAGGCACCGTTAAGGGCAAGCAAAACGCAGGAGCCGCCGCCCGATATCGCAAAATTCGATGCCGTTGCCACGACCGTGCTTGCGGCACCAAAGGCGACGTAAGCGGTGTTCGCTCCGGTATTGCAAACCCACGCATTTTGTGGAGCCTGCGCCTGAACGCCTACCCAGCCTAGCTTAACATTGCCAGTGCTGTTCGAGACGGATAGGGATGCCGGCGCACCGATCTGCGTCCAGCCCGGCGGATAAGCCGTTACCGGGCTCGGCTCCGCTCGCAGAGCCGATGGTCCAAATAGAGCCGCCGCAACAGCGATGACCCCAAGAAGGAAGCGCAGCCTCATCGATCGTCTCCCGCACTGCGTCTCCACGCGGGAGACGATCAAAGGGACGACCGCCGGATCAGGCCGAAAAGCCGCCCCGCCGAGCTTCTCGTGCTACGGGTGGGCGACGCCGCAGCCGATCGAATACATATTGACGGCGTCGGAGTTCAACTGGCACCCGAAGCCCTGGGTGATGTGCAACTGGCTCGAGGCGCCGTCGAGCAGCGAGGTCGTCGGCGTCGTGTAGATGCCGTTGGCCCCGGTCGCCTTCAGCCACACCCGCCAGCCGGGCGGAAAGGTCACGGGCGCATTCGGCATGGTGATCGCCACCGACGCCGCGGTGAACACGAGCGTCTTGCAGTTGTCGGATGCCTTCAGCGTGTAGGTCGAGGCCGCGCTAACGACCGGCGATTGCGTGGCGATCGGGCACGCCGCGCCTGCCTGCGCGAAGGCCGAGGTCGGCAGAGCCAATGCGACCAGGGCCGCCAACAGAACGCCCAAGGAGAAATTCCGCTTCATGTCCCTGCCCCCAGCCATAGGCCCATAGGTGGGGAGATTGTACAGACGCGCGGTGTTCTTTCCTAGCCTTGAATTTTGGGCACCGACTCCGCGCGGAGTCGGTAGACCGCTGTCATCACCGACGTCTGTGCGCCGCAAGCCAGGATGAGGCGGTCAAGGAGATAGAACCCCGCCAGCAGGACCGCCGGCCACAGCTTGGCCTTGAAGATCGCGGTCGGGTCGAACAGCCACCAGCCGGTGAGATTGTGGAGGGTCCACACCCAGTGGGTGGGAGCCGGCAGGTAGTAGAGGTCAGCCCTCTCGAGGCCGCAATCGGCCGCGGCGCGGTCCAGATGCTCGGCGTCGAAGAAGCTCCAGTGCCGGGGGAAGTGATAAGCTCCCCATGTATTTCGGAACCAGCGATGATCGAGTGCGCCGATGTTGGGGGTCTCGATCACCATGATCCCGCCGGTGCTCAGAAGTCCCGCCGCCCGGCGCATCACGGCGACCGGATCAGAGAGATGCTCGATGACGTGGGTCAGGTTGATGATGTCGTAGTGCCCCTGCCAGTCGATGTCCTCGAAGCGCCCGGTATGGGCCAGGTGGCCTCGTTCCCTCGCTGCGCGACAGGCTTGTTCGTCAATGTCGACGCCTGCCGTGACCATGTCGGGGCGAAGGTCTTTGAACACGTCGAGCAGCCAGCCGTTGCCGCAGCCGATGTCGAGCAGCCTCGGCCTCTTGGGGTAGTAGTGGCCGAGCGCGCGTGCCATGCGCCAGCGTCCCGCCATGCGGCGCATCTTCGCGGTCAGGCCATCGCCGATCACGTAGGAGTGGTAGGTCTTTGGATAGATCGTGCCGAGCTCGCACTCGGCCGGGCGGGGATTGAGATAGACGAACCCGCACCCAGCGCAGGCCACGGCGCAAAAGTGCTCGATCGTCGTGCGATATTCGCGGTCAGTCCCTGCGGCGATTGGTTTGCTTTCCGTTGAGCCGCACAGCGCACAGCGTACCCAATCAACCCTCATTCCGCGTCTCCATGTGGAAGCAGGTAGCGTATGTAGCTGCCGCGGCGCTGTATCCTCGGATCGGGGTCCAGCAGCGGCAGGCGGTAGTGCGGCACGCCGGGCTTCAGGTGGTGGTCGCCGTGCCAATTCATGTGATAGGGCGCCAAGAAGAACCGCTCGATCGCATTGCTGCGGAAGCTGTTGAGGCTTCCTGTCGGGTCGGAGTGCTCGCAGTAGGTCCGCACTCGATCAAAGACCCCGGCCAGGACCAACGAGGGGATCCAGATCAGCGCGACAGGCCACCACGGAGCGACGATCGCGACAGCTACGATCACCCTGATAAACGGCCATATACCGACATCGGATTGCCGGCTGAACTTCCCCTCGGCGTAGATCGGATAATCCGGATCGAATCGCTTCCCCAGATCGCGGTGGTGGCGGAAATGCGACCTGCGCGACCGTTGGAGATCGGTTCCCAGCGGCAGCGATAGGAAGTAGTGGCCGATCAGGTCATTGACCCGCCGAGCGCGGTGCAAGGTGTGATGCTGCGCGTCGTGGAACAGGACGGCCAGTCCGTAGACCCGCGCTCCGACAAAGACGAGCCCTATCGCGAAGAGCCACGGATAACTCTCGACCAGCGCCAGGGCCAGGATGATATGCGACCAGCACCACGCAACCTCGAACACGCCGCGCCAGTGGGCCATAGTGGTGATCGCCTTGAGGGGATCAGGAACATTCACCATGGGTTACATCGTTCTCGCGCTCAGCGCGCTCGCCGCGTGGTTTTTTTGGGTGGCGTCAGGGTACATCGTTCCAGGCGGGTCGTGGGGTTTCTTCATCTGGGCCAACACAATCGGAACGGACGCCACGCTCAATCCCGGCTTCGCCCAGCGCGACGTCGGCTTTCCATTACTGATCTGGCTCACAAGCCTCGGGCAGAGCGGCAAGATCGCCAACGTCGCCGCCCTGTGGGCAGTGATGGCCTTCCTGATGCCGCCTCTTGTCTGGGCAGCCCTCAAGCGCTTCTCCCCTTCTGTGGCCCTCCTGTGCGCCCTGGCGGCGATGCTGAGCGGAGGGCCGTACCTGTTCATCAAGATGATGTACCCCGATCAGGCCGGCGTGTTCTTCATGGTCCTGATGCTGGTCTGCCTGATCAGATTTTTCCAGACGCCCGGTTGGCTTTGGCTGGTCCTGTTCTCAGCGGTGGCGATCACTGATTCGCTGATGCGCCCGGCGATGAACTTGGTGTTCCCTGTACTGCTGCTGCTGGCCGTGCTGGTCCAGCCGCGCTACCGCTTGGCAGGCGGGTGCTGCTTCGCCGCGTTCGTGGTCGCGATGCTGGGATACGGGCAGTACCGAGCCAAGGTCCTCGACGTCGCGCACCTGGGCTACACGCCGAGCTATACCGGCGAGCAGGTCTTCTACAATGCGTACATCAACTCCGAGGACTACGGCGTGGTCATCAACCCGGCGATGGGCCCGGCCGTCACGGAGGTAATCGACCGGCTGACCGCCGCGCTGCAGCCATCGCCGGCGAATAATGCCTTGATCGCCGAGCTCGCCACCGTCGAACCACCCGAGTTCACCAAGTTCCACCTGATGCTTCCGACCACGGTCGAATTGACGCAGCGCATCTGGGCGCGGCCCAACTACGAGTACATGCAGCTTATCGACAGAGCGGCGCCGGACATGCTCCTGCTGCGCGCCGCGGCAGAGATCGCCTGGGCTGAGCCGGTCTACGTCGCGTCCTACACCCTGCGCAATATGGCTCTGTTTCTGGCGCTGCCGGGATTTTCCCACACCCGCTACAACGTCGCCGGCTTCGTCTATTCCGGCCGGAACTTCTATCCCGCCGGCGAGGACCTCACGGAGATAGACCGCTTCCCGGAGGACTCTCAGGCAGAGGCGCGGGTTCCGCGTCCCTATCGTGAGATACTGAAGGCCGTCGCCCTGGCCTGGCATTACACCTACTGGCCGTTCATCTTCGGCTCGACCGCCCTGATGGTGGCCGGCCTGTTGGTCGTGTTCGCCGCGCCGATGCTGTTCTCCCGCGCCTTCATCGCGAGCTTCCTCGCCGCGGTCCTCTTGCTGCTCTACAACGCCGCCATCGTCGGAGCGTTTGCCGATCCCGACTTTCGCTACGAGGGCATGGTGCTGGTGGTGCGCGCGATCATCGCGGGGTTCGGCCTGGTCGCAATCAAGCCGCGGTGGTCCAGAGTCTCCTAGCGATCCAATCGATCGTGCGCTCGGTCAATCTGCTCCCGGGCAGCATCGATCTGATCCCGAAGAGCCCGTGTCTGCTCTGGCGCAAGCGGCTTAGTCGCAGGAACAGGCGGAGCAGGCTTGGTGCTGTGATACCCACTATCGATCAGCGGGCCCTCGACGACACTCGGCTGCCCGGCTTGGGCACATGCGCTATTTGCGGCCAAGAGCACGAGTGAGATCATCGGGGATCTTCTCGAGCGTGTGTTTGACATCGCTGATGCTCTCCTTCACATCCCCGCGCAATTGCTGAATAGCGGCTTGGTCATCGGTCCGGACCTGTATAATCGCGGCCTGAAAATCAGCCCGCAACTGTGCGATTGCCGCCTCAGAGTTGGTGATCTGTATTTTGGCAGCGGCCAAGTCGCCCGCGAGTTTGACGAGCGCGACGTCCTGCGCCGCGTTAATGGCAGTCATATTTCGATCGTTGGTAATCCACCATCCAAAGAGAGCTCCCCCTAGCGCGATCGTGGCGATCACGGCACTCACGGTAGGCCCGTTGAAGCCCCACCCCTCATACATGCGGTCCCGCTGCTCAGACATACCTCTCACCTGCGACCGACTCCGCGCGGAGTCGCATCACGTGCACCTAGCGAGCAGCACGGCTAGGCCCACGATGGCGGCACCGGCTCCAACAGCCAACCCCAAAAGCTTGATGATCGACCAGCCGAAGATCTCTCTGATAGTCATGGATTGACCGCCTGGTAGCGTTGCTGCGTCCGAGAGCCGACCTGCGGTGCCGCGCGCTGGACCATCTTGTTGTGCAGGTCACGCCGGAACCGCGCAACCTCATTCTGGTCAAAGATACCAGCCTGCTCGCCTTCGGTGATGAGGCGGCTCGCGGCGGCGATTGCGTCGGCCGTGGGCTCCCCGCGATCCTGCAGGTTCGCGATGCGGTTCTCCGCGACGGTCATCGCCTGGATGTAGGCCGAGCGGTTGTGGCCGAACTCGCGACTTCTCTCGGCGGAGACGGCTTGCGATTCGGGCCGGAACCCGAGGCCCATCTTGACCCGGTCCTCGTCGGTCATTTCTCCAGGCTCCCGGAGCTTACGGGTGCCGGCGACTGAGTATGCCGAAAGCTCGGGATAGAGCGCGTCGAGCATGTGCTTGACCGCATTCGGGGTGAGTTCCCGGAACGCCGCAAGGTCGCCCTGTCCGGTGCGCTCGCGCTGCATCGCACGGTACGGCGCTCCCACCACGGTCGAGCCGGCGGCGCCGATCAGGTCGAGCGGAGACTGGACGTTCTTACCGATGATGTCGCCAAAGCCGATGCCGCTCCAGTCGATGCCGAGTGGCCGCGCACCGTGCAGGAACTCCTCCCCGCCGCCGCCTGTCATCGCGTCGAAAGCGTGGCGTAGCGACGAATCCAGGTCGGGCTCGATCCCGTTCACCAGGCCATAGGCCCATTCGCCTGCCTGCGCGACGTCCTGCGCGAAGGGGATCGCCATGGCGCCGCCCATCATACCCAGGCCACCCAACATCAGCGCCGCGGTCACCTTCCCCTCGGGGCCCATCCGCGTCAGCATCTGGTGGAGATTCGACAGGTAGCCCATCTCGTAGAGCTTGAACTGGCCGATCATCCCGCCGAGTTGCGAGCGCATCGCCGGCAGCCGGTTGATGTCGCCCCAGATCCCCACCGTCTTGTCGACCATGAACTGACCGAACGCCTGGGGGGTCTTCTCCGGTGCGTTCTTCCAGTTGAGGTCGCGATCCCACACCTGGTTGATAGCGTCCATCCCGGCGCGCTTTGCGACACGGTAGCCCGACAACAGCATCGCGCTGCGGGTTAGGCGATCGGCCGCCGACACGTTCGATCCCCAGATGTCTAGGACCCGGCGGAAGAAGCGCCGCTGCGGCGTCAGGATTTCCTCGCCTTGGGTGCGCGCCGAGGCCAGTTCGTTGGCGGTTTGCGGGTGTAGGACCCCGGTGCGCTCCGCCTCATCGAACATCGCCCGCTCTTCTGGGCTCAGCGAGCCGCGCACCGCATCCAGATCGATCTCGATACCGCGGCCACCGACGCGCAGCCCCTTCAGCAATGTCCGGCTGGCGTTGAGATAGGTCCCAAGCGCCTGCATGCGCCCCTGCCCGCCCAGCCCCGTCGTGAGCACCGGAACGCCGCGCAGAGGTCCATGCAGCAGTATCTTGGCCGTGGTCGCCGCGTTGGCGCCGAGGAGCCAGTAGAACGAACCCTGGCGCAGCGCCATCAAGGGGCCGTTCATCTGGTCGCCGTAATCCTCCTGCCGGCGATCCCAGTCGCGCCAGAACGCGCGGGTGCGCGGATCGGGGTGACGCTCGATCCCTTCGTCGGCAGCTTCAATATCTGGCCGATAACGCATTGATGCGATGTGGTTCGCCAGCCAGTTAAAGTAGGACCCCGTGCTCTTGGCAAAGTCGGAATCGTAGCCGGGTATCCCCAGTCTGGGTTTCTTGAACCCTGCGACCCGCTGATCGTAGACCTGGTCGAGCACCGCATCGACCAGCTTGTCATAATCCTCGCGTGCCTTCGCCTGGGCTTCCTTCTTCGGCATGCCCATCGCTTCCATGCGCTCACGTAGCTGATTTCGCCCATCGTTTGCGACCAGCATCATCAGCTTGTCGACCGCCGGAATATCGAGGTCGCGCAGCGTGTCGGTGTCGCGGAACGCATAGCCGTGGGTGATGTCGTATTCGGCCTCCGGGAACGTCTCGCGCAGCCGGGCGATCTCCGCTTCGGCTTGCTTCGGCGTGCCGGAGCGGATGCCGCCCACCGCGCGCTCGGCGGGGGTCATGGAATCGATCAGCTTGTATGTGACAGTCGGTGCCATCCCCTCGGCATTCCAGCCTGGGATGCCGGGCTTGTCCGGGGTGCCGGCCTTCGGGGTGACGCGCACAAAGTAGTCGCCCGATCGCATCAACGGCAAATACGAGTCGCGGCGCATCATCTCGATGCCGGCGACGATGCGTGCGGCCCTGGTCAGGTGCGCCTTTTCGCGCCCGGTCGGCGCCGCCTCGGCAGCCTCATAGATTGCCTTGGCGGTCGGCTCCCCCTCCCAGCCCACTTGCTTCGCCGTCTCGGCGACGAGGTCCTTCCAGACCTGGTCCATCGCCTTGCGGTAGTCGGCGAACATCCGTATCTCCGAGGGGTCGGTAATGCGGATGACGTCGCCCGGCTTCGACAGCGCCGCCAGCGGACGGTCCTCATTGCTGACGATGATCGCCCGGCCATCGGTCGGCACTTCGCGACCCTCAAGGGTGAGGATCTCCATCGCCGCGAACAGCTTGCGCCACGTCTCTGGCGGCTTGCCCTGCCAGGAGTCGAGCATCTGGTAATAGTCGTGGGCCAATCCCCCGGCATCGCGGCGCCGGCTAAGCTCGGCAATCCACTTCGCGTTCGACAGCGGGTCGAGCGCGGCCTTGGTCATCGGGAAGGTGAAATCCTTGTTCAGCGCGTTGAAGAAGTGATCGCCTTCGCCCGGGCTTCTCGGCGCTATATCGAGGTTCCGCTCCAGGCGATCCCACCAGCCGCGGGTGTTCTCCGGCGGCCCCGCTGCGTTTATTGCTGCGGCGGTTGCCTCGGTTGAGAAGTCGGGCTCTTCTGCAGCGCGGAGTCCGCGAGGCGCTTCCTCGCCTCCAAGATCGCGTCCTCCACCGCCGGCGTTCGCGGCATTTTCATCAGCCGGCCGAGGAAGTCTTCCCATCGCTTCGGCGGGGAGAACGGGCCGGGTGGATCGATCAATTCGATCGGCAATGTTTGTCTCCTGCCGGGCGCCAAAGCTCTGAAGGCGCTGTTGGACAGCCTGTGCCCCGTACTCGACCATTCCCCGGCGGCCGGCTTCGCTCAACGGCGCGAGGTCGTGCGGGCTCACATAGTCGATGACCCCCGCGGCGTCCAGGGCGCGATTGGTCAGGTCGCCGAGAAGGCGGTTGCCCTCTTCCTCGGTGAGGTAGCCGCTCTCGACAGCGCCGCGTACCTGCGGCTCCAGCGTATCGCGAGCGGCCCGCCACAGCGAGCGCAGCGCGCCCGTGTAGATTGGCGAATACTCCCGGATCCACTGCCGGGCCCACGGGGTAAGAGAGGCCATGCTGTGGGCGCCGGTGCGGTTCGCATAGGCGACGATGTGCGACACGCCGCGGTAGGCCAGTGCGGCGATGTCCCAGGACGACAGGCCGGTGTTCGACGGGTGGTTGTGGTGCACCACCAAGCCGGCGTTCGGATCGTCCAGCTTGTCTTCGAGGTCGGCATGAGACACGACGCCCTCGGGCGAGTCGGAGGTCGAGGCGTAGACCTTCCCATCGCGATCGACGACCGCCATGTTCTCCAGCCCGTTCTTCCGGCCCTGGTCGAGCACGAAATCGCGGGCCGTCTCGTGCGCTCCCTGGCGCCCCTGGGCGAAGCGCTCGTAATCCTGGTCCAATCCACGGCTGCTGTTCAGCGCCGCGGCCGTCTCGCCCTCGTACAAGTTAGCGTAGCGCCCGATCCCCAACTCCTGCTCGAGTTCCCTGATGCGGCTTGCGCGCGCTCTCCAGGGCTCATCGGTGTATTGGCTGCGGTTGATTTCGTACTCGGACTTGCCCGCAGCCTTGGCCTGCTCGATCGCCGCGTCCCGCTCGCCCGTGAGTTTCGCATACTGCGCCTCGGCGATGCGGCGCTTCTCGGCACGCTCGGCGATTTTCTCCGGGTCGGTGTGATCCCGGAGCAACTCCATGACGTTGTCCATCTCACCGTAGAAGAGCGGACGCCTGCCCCGGGTCTCGTCATTGCCGGGCTCGGGGTTCTCGTAGACCGCGTAGCGCTGCTTCTCACCGGATGCGCGGCGCCCGTACTGGGTCTGCGCCTGGACGGAATACTCGTGTCCGTCCGGCCCTACGGCTTTGCCGTTCGTCTCGAAGCCCTTGCGAACCTTATCCCAGTCGAAGCCGCGCTCGGCATCCTTGGCCGCCAGCGCTGTCTCGAGTTCGGCGACCCGGTTCTGTAGGGGCTGAATCTGATCGGCCTTCGCGAACTCGCGCCCGACCAGTGGCTTCGCGCGATCGATCTCCGCCTGGGACCGGATCACATTCCATTCGTAGCTGCGGCGCTTGTCCTCAAGATTTCCGATTGCATATTCCGCCGCCTGGATCGCTCCGCGCGGAGTCGTCGCGTCGTTCCGAATACCGTAGCGGGTATGCTCAAAGCCGCCAGTTACAAACTCGGGCTCGATGCTCTTTATGATTTTGCCATTGGCGTCGCGCCCCATCCTCTCATTGGCGCCAAGCCGGATATCGAACCCGCCGATCTCAGCGATCTTTTTCAAATCGCTCTTCGGATTAAGCGTCGGGAGCAGGTCCTTCACCTGAGCGGTTAATGCCTTCTCCGCCTCGCCACGGTCGGTATAGGTCTTGCCACCGATCGTGATCTTGAAGGCTTTGCCGCGGGTGTCCTCGCGCTTCGCGAGGTCCTTATCGATGCCCTCGATAATGCCCTCGTTGTATTTAACGCCCTCTTCATTCCACCGGATCGCACTCCGCAGCCCGAACTGCTCGGTCTGGTGGGCCGACTGCTGCCGCAGGATCTTGTCGAGGTCCTGCTTGGCCTGGGTCAGTTCGATCACGCGCTCATCGGCGGTCGACATCGCCGCGGCCTGCTCGTAGACGCTGGCCTCGCCCAGGTCCTCGATCTCTCGGAGGTTAGGATCCCCGCGGAAGAACTGCTCGATGAACCGCCCTTTGCGGCCCATCATCCCCCACATGGTGGAGTCGTAGGTGCCCTTAGTCGAGTAGTCGTGCACCTGGATCGTCGGGTTGAGATTGCCCTGGCGCAGGATGCGGCCGACCCGCTGCTCGTCGTCCGCCGGGAACCACAGCGGGTCAAGATTGTGCACCGCCACCAGTCGGCGCTGCACGTTGAGGCCGGTGCCCATCTTCTGGGTCGAACCGATCAGGATACGGGTCTTGCCCGCATTCATGTCGTTGAATAGCCGCTGCTTCTCCGAGGGTTTGCCATCGAAGTCCTTGACGAAGGAAATCTCGCTCGCGGGCACGCCGCGACGGATCAACTCCCGCCTCATGTGCTGATAGCCGGAGAACCCGCCATCGCGGCCCTGGATACCGAGATTCGAGAACACCAGTTGGGTTGCCGGCCCGCGGAACAACTCCTTGCCGGTGCCGGGTTCGTAGAAGGGCTGGTTCGCTGTATCGCGCCAGATGCGATGAACATTGTCGATCATCGTGTCCAGCTTGCTCGGCGTGTTCGACGGCGCATTCCCCGTCCCGTAGGACGGATCGATGAACCGCGGGTCGATCGCCCCCAGGCGCCCATCGTTGATGACCGACAACAGGATATCGTCGCCCTTCGACGGCGGACCCTTCCGGCTGCGAATCGCCCGCACGCGATCCCCGAGTTCTTCCTGGAAGTTGTCGAGCCACATCGAGCGCTCGGCCAGATGCGTCGTGCGCTGGCCGTTATCCAGTGCGGGGCGGATGACGTATTGCGATAGTTCGTTCGGCGTCACCACGTCCATCACCTGCCCGACCATCTTATAGAGCTCGGGGGCGTTGACGATCTTGGAGAACCGGGTCACCGGCTCATAGGTGCCCTGTGCCGTCTGCTCGAGTTCGGTCGCTTCGCGGCCATAGGTTTGAGCCCAGGCATCAAAGGACGGGATGCCCTGCTTCTCCAATTCCGCGCGCTGCATGTAGCGGCTGAGAGAGTAGAGTTCGCCGATCGTGTTGGTGACCGGCGTGCCCGACATCATCACCAGGGAGCGGCCCGGGTTCTGCTCGTCGAGGTAACGGGTCTTGGCGTAGAGGTCCCACGCCATGTCCGAGCCTTCCTGCGAGATTCCCTTCACGGACATCTGCGAGGCGAAGGCCAGTTTGCGGAACTGATGCGCCTCGTCAACGAACATGAAATCGACGCCGAGTTCCTCGAAGGTGTGCGTCTGATCAACGTCGGTCGCGGTGGCGCCTCGGAGCCGCTCCTCCATTTTCAGTTTTTTGGATTGGAGCTTTTTGACCGTGCTCATGTTGTCGCGCGCTCCGGCGCTGACACTCGTGAGTTTGGTTGGATCCTGCCCCAGCCCTTCCATCGCCTCGTCGAGTTGGGCGATCTCGTCCTGGATCAGCTTGGCCTCGTACTCCTTGGAGACAGCCAGCTTCTTAAAGGCGGAGTTGGTGATCACCACCCCGTCGAGGTCTTGCTGCGCCACGTCGGCGACGAACTGGCGCCGGCGGTCGGTGTGGAACCGCTGCTCGTCGGCGATCATCAGACGGGCCGTGGGGTACTGCTCGTACCACTCCTTGGCGAATTGGCCGAGCATGTGGTTCGGGACCACGATCATCGGCTTGCGGACGAGCCCCAGCCGGCGCATCTCCATCGCCGCGCCGATCGCGACCGACGTTTTGCCGGCGCCGACCGCGTGCGCGATGTACGTGTTTCCGCTCTGGATGATACGGGCGATAGCGCGAAGCTGATGGGGGCGCCATGACCAGCCCTTGGCGATACCCGGCGTCGTCAGGTAGTCGCCATTCCACTGCCGCATGACTTCGCGGTTGTGGCGGTCGTTATAGAGCGCGGCGATGCGGTCGAGCCGCTCGATCTGTTCGGGACTGCCATTGCCGTAGACGTAGCGCTCGAACGCCTCGTGCATCGCCTGGACTTTATCCTGCGCTGCCTGGGTGGCGTCCTCGTTGAGAACTCGGGAGCCCTTCTTTTCCCCGGGGTCAAATACCTTCGGTGCCGTGCGATTGAGGGCGTGGGTAAGGAGGTCCTCTGCGTTCATGCGCAGGGTCGACCATTCCGCGCGGCCATCGCCATAATCACCGCCCAGGCCGACGATCCAACGACCCAGCGCCGGCAGATAGCGTGCCTCTGCGCCGCCCCCCAGGTTGAGCCCTTCGCGCATGAAGTCGCCGACTTCCTTGGTCCCCATCCACGGCATACCAAGGCGGATCGAAATGTCCGCAGGCGAGATCGGCGCGGGCTGGACCTTCTCCAACGCTTCGACGTTGCGCTGTACCTTCGGATCGCTCTCGAGCGCTGCGCGGGCCTCTTCCAGCTTTGAGACCACGTCGCCCGACAGATATTCGTCGGCGGTCTGGTAGGTTTCGTCGGTGCCGGGAACCCGATAGACGCTGTCACCCAGTTCCTTGATCACGTCATCGCGCGACTTTCCCAGCTTCTCGGCGATCTGGTCGAGGTCAAGTTTGCCATGCTGGTTGAGGGACCACAGCACACCGTCGTTGGCCGAATTGACTTGCGGCTCGGGCCGGACGTCGAGCGGGTTCTCGAAGAAGATCGTGCGCTTCGTCGCGACGCCAGTGCGGTCGTCGTATTGCTCGATCGCCGCAAGGCGATGGTGCTCGGGGTCCTGGCTGAAAGCGTCGAGGTTTTCCTTCTTGGGGATGGTGATGTCGGGAACATCCGCCGGGTCGAACGTCCCTTCGTTGAACTCACGCCCCTCGGCTGCGGCACGGTTGCGCGCTTCCTGGCGGGCTGACGCGATGGCCGCTGCCGAGGCCTTTTTTTCGATAAGCGGCCGGGCGTCGAAATCGCCCTCGTCAAACTCGCGACCCAGGTCACGCGCGTCCTCGCGAGCCTCGGAGCGCAGATTCTCAAGCTGTGCCGGGGTCGGTCTACGGTAGGAATACTCGGTCTTGTTGAGCGGGCCGCGGCGGGAAACGAACTCGTCGTAGACCCGGTTAAACTCGGTGCGCGCGGCGATGGCTTCCTCGCCGCCCCCCAGATCGGCACGATAGACCGCCCGCATCGCGTCACGGATCGGGACAAGCTCCCGGATCAGTTTCATCTCAGCGGAGGTCCGGCCACCCTCGACACCGGCGCCGCGCCGTGCCACCGGGCGGCCAGCGCCGTCGCGATACTGCATCAGCGTGCCGTCCGGCGCTTCGTAGAAGCTGCCGTCCTTACGCTCGTCGCGGGAGAAATCGAGTTCGGCGAGTTCCTTCGGCGACGGGGCCTCGGTCATTATGTTCTCAGGGAGCCGCGCCAATGCCTCATTCAGCGCGGCAGGAACGTCCATCCCCGGGGTCGGTCGCACCGCATAGCGCTCGCCGGCAACCAGCTTGTCGAACATCCCCTCTTCACCGAGGACCTGTTCGGGATGCTCGCTGAAATAGCGATTGACGTTCGCCCCCATAATCTCGCCGGCGCGGTTCGGCAGGTCGCGCTGCACCGTCTGGGTCCATTCGGGCAACTCGTTCTCGGCATGGTCGAGGATCTGCCCCCGCTTCTTGAAGAACAAGATGTCGGTGGTGACTTCGGTATTGGCTGAGCGCGCGAAAGTCGACGACGGCATGCGCACCCCGCCGACGAACTCCGCCCGGTCGGCGAGATATTTCCGCGCCTTGGTGTCGAGCTTGTTCATCGTGCCGGCGCTGGTGATGAAGCCCAGCAACCCACCGGGGCGCACGCTGTCGAGGCTCTTGGCAAAGAAGTAGTCGTGCAGCACAAAGCCGCGCGCACGATACTTGGGGTCGCTCTGGACGACGACATCGTGGAACGGCGGATTGCCGATCGCGATATCAAACACATTCTCGGGATAGGGCGTGCTCTTGAAGTCAGCTTGCCTAATGCCCGACTCCGGGTAGAGCAGCTTGGCGATCGTCGCGGTCATCGGGTCGATCTCGAGCCCGTGATACCGTGACGTCTGCGCTATGTCGGGCGGCATGAACCCGAGGAAGTGGCCGATGCCCATGCCCGGCTCGAACACGCTCCCGCCCTTGAACCCCATACGCTGCATCGCCGACCACATGGCCTTAATGACTGGCTCGCTAGTGTAGTGGGCATACAGCGTTGACTGCGCCGCGGCGTCGTATTCCGGCTTGGTCAGCACCTGCGCTAAGCGCTGGCCAACATCCTCGAACCCTTTGCGGAAATTGCCAGCCCTGTCCTTGAACGCACCGGAGACTCCACCCCAGCCGACATAGCGGGCGAGCAGCGCCTGTTCTGCGCGGGTCGCCGGGCGTTTCTCGGCGACGAGGCGCTTCGCCAGTTCGATCGCGGCAAGGTTGTCGCGCGCCTTGGCAAGCGGTGAGCGGTTCTCGGAGATAGCCTCGGCGGTCAGCGGGAAGTTGGTGCCCTTGACCTCCCAATCCACCACGCGCCCCGCCTGAGACGGAACGCCAACCTCCTTGCCCGGCTCGAGGTCTATCTCCCGCGTCGGCGGCCGAATTGCCCCGGATGTGTCGGCAGGTCCTGCGGCGGCTCCTGGCTCGGCTCCCTCTCGTTGTCCGCCGGGAACTCGATCAGCGTCGCCAGCACGATCTCCTCCGCCTCCCTCATCTTCGGCAAGGATGGCTTCGGATCGTGCTTCAAGATCTCCTCGAGGAGTTGGTGCGCCTGCTCGCTCTTCTGCTGCAGGTGCCGGTTCATTTCCCCGTTCCTCCGCAGGGCGTTGAACAGTTGCGGGTCTCTCTCCCTCATCGCCAGGAGGTACGGCGTTTTGAACTCCACGGGTCGGCTCCTCTCGTCCAAGCGGCAAGGCCTGTTGGCCGATCGGGTTGCGGGTGTCGCCGGTGTCCAGCCATGCCTTGAGTTGGTCGAGCGACATCGGCGTGTAGTTGCCGAGGCGTTCGCCACCGCGGCCATCGGAGAACGAATCGAGATAGGCGTCGCGCGCCGCCGGCCAGTCCTTGTAGCCGAGCATCACCTTGTGTTCGTCAAACCCGTCGTCCGGGTCGAACTGGTCGATCACAAAGGCCTGTTGGCTCCCCAGGTCAGGGCCGATGAACGCATCGACGTTATCGGTGCCCTCCGCCCCAACGGTGCGCGAGATGTAGCCATAATCGGCAGCCAATTGGGATTCCCATGGCTCGCCATGTTCGTCGATACCTTCACGCAGCGCACCGCGTGCGTTCTCCATGACGAAGGGAATACCGTAGAAGTTGACCCGGCCCTTCGGGTAGTTGCCGGCCTCGATCTCTGCTCTTGTCGGGTTGGCTTCGGTGACCTCGCGGGCGTTCTCAAGCTGCCGCGCGATCCTCTGTTCCAGGTTCTCCGGCTCCTTCCGGTAGTATTCCTTCTCGATCGGGAGGCCGTGCTCGTCCTCGTAAGCGTCGCGCGGCTGGGCGACCTGCCACTCCGGATCCTTGTTGAGCGGCTCCGCGGTGCTGTAGCGCATGCCGCCACGGGTCGGGATGATCTGGACCGGCTCGGTGTGGCGGATACCGTTGTCATCGACGTAGGACCGCACGCCGTTCTTGTCGCGGTAGAGGTCGCGGTCGAGATAATTCTTTCCGATGTGCGCCCACATGGGGGTGCCGGCGGCGGGCGTAACGGCAGGCTTGGCCTCGGCGCGCGGCGCGGCCGGCTCTTCCCGCGGGGCTGGCTCTGCACGTTCCGCCTCTGCGCGCGTCTCGGCGATAGGTTCGGCGCGCGGTGGCTCCGGCGTTTCTGCCCTGAAAGCATAATCTCGCGCCGCCTGTATTGCGCTGCCTCGGTTCGGAGTCCACTCCCCGATGTATGCCGGGGTTAGCCCCTCTCCGCCGACGACCCCGCGGAATCGTCCATCCTGGTTCTCAATCGAGTAGCGGGCACCGTTTCTTTCGACGCTGTTCGTCAAATTCAGAGCGTCTACGAAGTTGCGGCGCTCCGTAGCCGCTGCATCCTCGACAGGCCGTGGACCGGCCGGCGTTTCAACAGGCCGCTCTGGCGGGACGTAATTCACTCCCTTTCCCCACGGGAGGCTGGCCGCCTCGACGCGGTCGCGCACCTGCTGAGAAATCTGGGACCATTGCTCCACCGACAGATTCTCGCGCGTGGCGATCGTATCAAAGAGGGTGTTTGCGGCTTCCGACCCCTGCTCTTGGTAAACCTTGAAAACCTCGTCGGCCCAAGCGTCGAACGGTGATGGCGGCGCAGCGGGGCGCTCGCCGCTCGGCGGCATCGGCTCACCTGCCGGCCCGGCGCGGCTTCCAGCCAACTCATCGAGACGCAGCCTGATGCCCTGCTGCGCCATCGGCGAGAGATCGGTATCCGGTTCGTCGCGGCGTCCCAGGAGATACCGGAGGTATTGCGTCGCGTACTCGCGCCGCGCGGGATCACGTAGCGTCGAAACATAGGCCAGAGCGGCCGGCGGTGTCGCGGCTTCGGGCTGAGCCGGCGATGACTCTGGCGTCGTCTCTACCGCCGGTGGTGCTGCGCCCTCCGGGATTGGCGTCGGCTTTTCGCCAGGCAACCGTGCCCGGGTAGCGAACTCGTTGGCAGCTTCAAGGCTCTTGAAGGCCCAGCCCGGCTGCATGCCGCCGCCGCGGAAGGCCGACCAATACCCCTTGAGCGAGCGCGCCAGCGGCCCCAGCCCCGTCGTCTTCTCGGGGAAGCGGACGAACCACAGGTCAGCGCCGGTCTTGGTGTGCTTCTCCTGGGTGACGACTGGCGTGTTGGCTGGCTCGGCGGCGGCTGGCGCGACAGGCTCTGGCGGCGAAGTCTTGGCAGCAATCAACTTGCCAGCCTCAACATAGTAGGGCAGAGCCCATTCGGCTTCTTCGCGGGTCTCGACTGCCGTTCCTGATCTTCCTGGCCCGACAAGCGAACCATCCGGTCGCTGTATCCACCAGAACTCTCGAATGCCATTATTCCGGGATACAACTTTGTAGCCGCCATTCTCCGCTTCCGGTGTAGCGGCGGCCGGCTCTGGGGGCGCGGGAGCGGCCTCAACCGGCTCGGGTGCCGCAACAGGGGGCGGCGGCGCTTCCTGCGCTGGGCGGGCTTCTGGTGCCGCCGCTGGCTCGGGAGCGGGTGGCGCTTGCTCGGGAGCCGGCTCGACTCCGCGCGGAGTCGGCGCGGCGCGGATCGCCGCTACCCGCCGGGCATGAGCGGCCAATTCCGTGAGATTGCCGCCCTCGGCCATCATGTTCCCAGACGGCCCGATCAAGCGGTAGCGCGTTACCGGGTTGCCGGTAACGGTGGCGCCCTCGAAGGGCTCGATCCGATAGCCGTCCGGTAGCGCCGGGGCTGCGGCTGGAGCAGCAGCAGGTGCCGGCTCCGCAGCGCCGGCCTGCGCCGCGGCAACGTCGGCCTGATCCGCGGCGATGCGCTGGTCGAGTTCGCCGGGCTGCGCCGGTGCCTGTGCGGCGGTCGCTGCGCGCTCCGCAGCAGCGGCCTGATCTGCGGCGGCTACTTGAGCGGCTGGCGCGGCTGCCGGCGGCGGTTCAGCGGGCGGGGGTTCTCTTGTCGCCCCCGGCGGTGCTGGCGGCAGTTCGTCCGGTGGGAAGATGTCGAAGCTGGGCGTTACGCCCGCGGCACCCGCTGGCGGCGGGCGAGTCTCACCTTCGGGGGGGGGCGCTTCGCCTGCTGGCGGCGTCCCTGGGGGCGGTGGCGTCTCGGCACTCGGCGCGGCTTCCTCGGGAGGTGGCTCGGTGCGCAGGCGGGCTACATCCGCCGCCGTCATAGGATGAGCCAGCCCCGCTTGGTCGACAAGCACCACATCGCCTTCCGGGGTGACCCGGGAAACCGTCATGCGCTGCACGTTGTTGTCGCCCATGGGGATGCCCATGACCTCGCCGAGAGCGGGAGGCGGTGCGCCACCTTCCTGACCGGCACCACCGCCCTCTCCGCCCGGTGTCGGCTCTCCTCTCCCGGTGATTGCTCGAACCGGCCTCGCGCCCGCACTCAGAAGTCGCTCACCAATCGGGCTCGGGTGCCCCATCAACAGGCCTTCGCCTGCCGCAATCGCTGTTTCCTTTGGACTGATTTCGCCTTTCGCGAGTTCCTGTTGTGCCACACTTTGGCCGCCCATGATCGCGGCACCCGTCACTGGCGCACCAAATCGACTCGTCAGCAATCGCTCGACTGCTCCGGCCCCTTCACGAATGGCCGCGGCAGCGAGACGTGGTGGCGCGGCGATCAAGTTTGGGAGAAACTCGCCCAATTCTGCCGGGATACCATGTGCCTCGACATCAGCCGCCTGCTGCTCATCGCTTTGCCCGAGCCATCGCTGAACGCTGTCCGGCAATTGTTTGAGTAACCAATTCTGGGCGGCGCCAACAGCGTAGCCGCCACCCAGAGCGCCCGTAAGCGCCCCAGCTATGCCACCAACCAAAGCGCCGGGAGGTCCGGCAACGGCTGCGCCTCCAATGGCACCCGCCTCTCCGAGTGCGCCAGCACCGACGAATCCACCAGCGGCGGGGCCAACACCCCGCTCAAAACCGCGCCCCGCCGCGCCCATGACACTTGGCGTTGGCTCGGGGGTAAGACCGCGGAAATCCAGCTTTGGTGCTGGCGCTTTTTCGGCAGGCGCAGGAACAGGCTTTTGATAAAGCGCCCCCGTTAGAGGATCCTTGATCCAAGATCCCGGCGCCGAGGTTCTGATGTCGTCCTGGGTTTTGGGAACCAGGGGTTTATCTTTGGCAAAGAGTGACGGCGGCGTGGTCGTCGCGCCTGGTGGCGGCGGAGGCGGCGTAAGCGTCGCGCCGGCTGGAAGCGGCGGCAGTTCCTGCGGCGGCTCTGTGGTCGCGCCGGGCGGCGGAGGCGGCAAGTCAGACGGGATGACTTGGTCGCCAGAGTCGCCACCTTCCGCAAACCCCGGTCTGCCTCCGTCACGCAGCATACTCTAACCTTTGATTACTGGGTTGCGGCGGCTCCCGCCGGCGTGTGATCGCCGAAATACCACGCCCTTCCGTCAGTGAATATCGGCTTGCCATCCAGGTAATGCTGATCGCCCAGGACGGGGACTGCCCAATCGGGCTTTGCACCTTGCGCTGCGGGCGCCCCTTGCGGCGCTGCAGCGGGAGCGGCCGGAGCGGGTGCCGCGGGCGCCGCAGTCGCCCCCAATGTCGCCCGGAGCTCGTCCAGGTGCTGCTTGGTCGCGGCCTGGGTATCGAAGGTGCGCCCGATGTTGGTCGGGTCGGCATTGTGCGCCTGCAGATCGAGGGAGGCTCGCTTGCGCGCCTCGGCCTCGATCGCGACCTGGACCCCCTGTGCCTTGGAAGGATCACGCTTCGCCGCGGCAATCGCCGCCTCAGCCTCGGGGATCGTCTTGGGTCCATTCGGCTGATCCATCACTGCCTGGAGGATCGCCATCTCACCCTTCGGCTGGAGGCCGATCATCATCTTGATCGCATCGCGGCGCTGTCCCTCGGCCAGTCGACGCTCCTCCGCGCTCTTGGCCAAGTCGAGTTTCTGGGTCGCGATGAGGATGTTGTTCTGCGCGACCTGCTGCGAATTGGCCAGACGCTCAGCGGTCAACTGGAGTTGCGTCTGCTGGTTCGCCAGCCGGCCCTCGCCGAGTTGCTGGGTCAGGCCCAGCTTACCCGCGGCTGCATCCGCCATCTCGCGGTAGTGCTCGGCGCGGATCTCGGCGAGCTCGTTCTTGTTCTCCTGGGCCTCGCCCGTCATCAGCCCCTTGGCCGCGAACTCGAGACCCTGGCCCAGCGCGACGCCGGGGTACGGCGATCCGGAGGCGAGCATGCCGGCGCCGATCATAAACAGCATCCCGCCGGGGCTGTGCAGCCACGTGTAAAGGGCGTTGCGCTCGTGCGGCGGAGCCTGGGCGGAGAGTTGCCGGGCGGCGTTGCTGACGTTCTCCGGCGTTGCGGGAGGGGCGTTGGGGTTCGCCCCCGTTCCTGCGCCCGCGGCGCCACCACCGGCGCCTCCACCACCGCGGGTGCCGCCGATCGGCCCGCTCGGGGTCACGCTGAGATCGCCGTTGACCATCTTCTCCGCGATTGGGTAATTCCCCATCCGCTGGCCCTGGCCCGGCGCGTATCCCGTATAGTGCTCGAAATCGCCGATGGCATCCATCGCCACCCGCGGATCATTGGTCGTCAACGCCTCCGGATGATGCGTCTTCACCCACTGGGTCATGTAGGCGAACTGATCAGCCGTGCTGTGCGAATCCACAGGTTTCCCGTTAGCCGCCAGCCATCGCTCGTAAAGCGGACGCTGCCCGTTCGCGTTGAATTGCAAATGACCGCGACTGTCCTCGCCGGGGATACCGCTCAACACCCAATTGTCAGCGAACCCGCCCTCGTACATGGCATGGGTAAGGCCTGCGGCCTGGAATACCTTGCTGCCGCCGAGCCCCGCCATTGTGTCGATAGCGGTTTTCGCGTTCGTTTGCGCGGCAGATTTGCGCGCATCCGGCGCGGCTGGCGTCGGGGTGCTCGGGATGACCGCGCCAGAGTTCGGCGACTTGGGATCGGACGCATAGACATCGCCATCAGCCATGGCTCTCGGAGCCCGAGAAGTCGCGAGCGCCTGCTGGGCCCGCGCCGTGGCGTCCGCATAGCCACCCGGGCTCATGTGGGTGCCGTCATTGACTCCCGCCTTGACATAGGCAACGCCGGCATCCTTGGCGTACTGCTGAAGCTGCGCGTCCCTGTCGGCGTACTTCGAACCATAGCCAATGACCGCGACGTTGGCGCCGTGTCCCTTGAGATAATTCATCGTCTCGAGGACGGTCGGCATGTCGTTGCCGTTGGTGCCGCTCGACAGGATCACGTCCTTGCCCTGCCAATGGTTTTCTGGCTGCTTCCTGATCTCGCCGAAAACCGTCTTTGGATCGTCGCCGCCATGCTGGTAGCCGCCTGGGCTCTTGAGGACGTTGTGGACGCCGACTCCAAGTGAGTCGCCCCAGACCTCCGGCGCTGCGGCGGGAGCCGTCGCTGGCGCAGCCGCCGTTGTCGGCGCTGGCGCGAACAGGTCTGGCTTGGTCGCCGCCGATACCGTCGTCGGCGTCGTGACCGCTGGCGCTTCGGGCGCTGCTGCCGGCGCTTCTGCGGTAGCAGGCGGGGTGACCTGTCTCTGCGGCATCGGGCCTTCTGTAGCGACGACAGGCCTCTGCGGCATCGGCGTTGGAGCGGCGGGCGCGGACGGCACCGGCTGAGTCGCCGGGTTCCACTGCTCGTAGCGCTGCCGGGTCCAATACTCCGGCTGGGTCCAATCCGGCGGTGGCGGCTCGACATAGTCGGTGCCGATTCCGCCCTTGATTCCCGTAGGAGTGACCGGAACGGCAGCCTCGCTCGGCATGCCAATTCCGCCGCGCCCTTCGCTCGGCATGCCGTACTGGACTGGCGGTCCACCGCCGCGCTCGGGCAACTGGCTGAACGGGATGGCGCGTCCATAGAACGGCTCGCTCGGCATCTCGCCGTGCTCCCGGAGAACGTCCTGGGTCGCCTGCGATACCTGTTCATTACGCGGTGAGGTTGGGGTTGCGCGCAGTTCTGGTGTCGGCGGTTCGACTCCGCGCGGAGTCGGTTCGGGCGTGGTGTCGATCGCGTTGCCTTCGTCGTCGTGCGCCTGCAGCATTATCGCCGTATCCGGACTGACCGCCGGTGGAATAGTCGGCGGGATCCCGGGTGCCTCGACAGCGTGTTTCCGAGGCCCCGCCTGGTCGAGCGCATCTGAGACAGCCTGATGCGCCTGCAGGATATCCATGGTGCCTGAGCCGCCCGTATCCGGGAAAACCGGCGCCGGCGCCAATGGCGCGGATGGCTCTCGCATCAGCATCGGATGCCCCGTAACACTCTTGCCGATGCCGCCCTTACCTTCTGCCGACGCGGTAATCTTCGCCAGGGCACGGTCCGCCCTCACCCGATCCTCCGCCTCGCGCTCTTGCAGAAGATCCAGAGTGCCAGGCCCGGCACCCGAGCCGGCAACCCCGGCATCTACATAGCCGGCGTCGACGGGCGCGCTCGGGATTGGCAGTTCATCGCCAGGATTTAGATCGCCGCCCTCATCGAAATGTCCGCGGAAAGGGCGTGAGCCGCCGATGCCGCCGCCCTCCCCAAAACGACCGCCGCGCTTGTAGCCGGATGCCGCCTGCGCGTAGTTCGCCGCAGTGGTGGCGGCATTCATCTGGTCGATCTGATCCTGGGTCATCGTCCCGCCAGTCGCCGGCGCAGGAGCGCTCGAACCACCTGCCCAGGTCGGGACGGAACCACCATAGACTGACGTGATCGGCGCCATGGCCGGGGTGAAGGCGGTTGACGTCGGGAAGATGGTCGAGCCGCCAGGGCCCGTGCCAAACACGGTCTGCTGCGGTAGCGGCGCGTACCAGCCCGGCAGGCCTGATCCCGGCGTAACACCCTGGACCGGCCCGAACATCTGATTCGACAATTGCGGGATGGCAACACCGTTAGCGGTCGGCATGCTGCTCGTAAAAAACGCGGCCGGAGACGTGTTGTTCTCCCCTGCTTGTTGCGTCCCCCCGAGCGGTGCATTGTTCGCTGGCCCAGTGATCGGCAAATGTGCTGGCGCCGACGCATCAGACGTCGGCACGGGAGCCCATTCGCCACCAGAAAGGCTGACATGCGGCACCACCGGCATGGCCGCGCCGGCGGATCCCCCCGCAGCGCGGCGCTCTGGCCTGATCGGTGGCAATCCCAAATCGAGCGACTTCCCTTCCGAGGGGTAATTGACCTTGACCGTGCTTCCGGAGTGATCGACCACCGGCCGCGGATCGAGCTCCTCGGGCGTCACGTAACCGCGGGTGTCGGCCGCTTCGGCTTGCCCACCGCTGGCCAAATGCGAAGTCCCGCCATAGCTCTCCGGCGAGGTCGCCAGAGATGCCGTGCCCCCAGTCGATCCACCCGAACCACCAAGGCCAACAAACGGCTGCTGCGGCGCGGGTGTCTGGGGCGCCGTCCCGGATCCCGGCGTCGCCTGCTTCTGCGCGATAGCCTGGGCGATCATCTGGCCCTGAGAGGTCGTCGGCGGATACTGCACCGCCATTTCCTGCAACTGCGCCAGAGGCAACTGGAGAAGCTGCTGCAACTGGCTCTGGACGTTCGGCGGCGCTCCGCCGAACTGCGCCATCACCGAGGTCGGAACGCTGGTCGGCCCCGGCCCCCCTGTCTGGTAATGGGCCCGACCGATCGCGCCACCGCCTGACTTCCCCGTGGTAGTGCTGTCGCCCCCGCCACCATAATCTCCGCCGGTGCTGTCGCTATTGAACAGCTTTCCGAGACTGCCGACCGCGCCGCCGAGATCCTGGACCCCCTTCATCGGGTCGGGTGCCGCTCCCGGCGTGGGAGCCTTCGGTGGGCCCGCCCCCATGTGGGAACCTTGCTGATGCTGCATCATCTTCAGCCAGGGAAGCTCAAGCGTCGGCACGGGGAGCGCTGGCGTCGCCAGGGACGTATAGTCGCCAATCCCACCCGTTCCGCCGGCCGCACGATGCTCGCGCATAGCTCCCCCGTCCTTCGCACCGATGAGGGGAACGACGAATTTCGCGATGGTGAGCAGCGGCCCAACGGCACCGAGAATCCCGCCCCCGCCGCCGCTCGTGGTGGTCGTGACATCGGGCTGCGTTGGGTTGAACATCGACTTGCCGCCCGCTGACGTCGGGGGAGGGGGGATGAACGAGATGCTGAGGTCCGGGAAGTTGAGGGTGCCGATCCCCCCGCTAGGGCTGCCCGGAAGATTGAGCCCGCCACTACCGATCCCGCCGCCATCGGCAAAGCCGAGGCGGCCACCGCGGGCAAATCCGCCAGTCGGATTGGTGGCATAGTCCACCGGAGGATAGGACGGCGAGGAGGGGAAGGCGTTGATAAGGCCGGCCCCAGCGGTCGCGGCGCCGGCTACCTGCCCCAGCATGCTCGGCGGCGGCTGCGTCGTGCTCCCCGTGCCGCCCGATAGCGATCCCGTCCCCTCGACGATCGGCGTCAGGAACGAAAGCTGCTGGTATGGGTAGGCCTGGGTTTGCTGGTACTGCTGGTAGGGGACATTCAACTGCTGCTGGGCCAGAGCCTGCTGAGCCGCCCCTGCCTGCATCTCGGCACTGGCACCCTGCAGCGCGGCGCTCTGGGCCTGAGAGCCCAGCCCCGCCAGGCCAAAGCCCGCTTGCGACGCCAGCCATGAATTGGCCTGCTCGGCGGCAAGCTGCGTCGCCTGCTGGTTGTTGAACTCATTGACCGCCTGCTGGTAGCCCTGCTGCTGGACCTGCGCGAGCGTCGGCGCCTGCGCCATCTGCTCTTGCTGGGTTTGAATCCCCTGCGCCACCGCCTCGCGGTCGCCACCGTAAGCGCCCGCCGTCGTCGACTGCCCGGCAAGCTGCGCCGCAGCCTGGGCATTCTGCTGGTCGTAGAGGTTCGTAAGCTGGTTGGTGACGTCGGTCGTGTACGGGTTCAGGTACGTGTTGACCGACCCGGTCCCGAAGGTCGGCAGCGTCGGCCACAGCGGCGTCGTCGCGGTCGCGTACTCCTGCGCCGCAGCGTTGATGTAGGGCGTCTGGATACCCGAGGCGTTCTGAACATCCTGGAACGCCTGCTGCTGCTGCGGTGTAAAGCCCGCAACGACGGGCGCCGTGTAAAGATTGAGCGGCTGTTGCGCGACCCCGGTGGCAGCACCCGTCAACTGGGTGTAGTTCTGCATCACCTGCGGAGGCGGTGCGCTCGACGTCGTGGTTGTTGCGCCTTGGGAGCTCATCGCGCGCCCGCCTTTGAACAGATCGCGCGTGTAGAATACCTGGAGATGGCCTCCCTGTCAGCCGGCCTTTCCGAGCCCCGTTAGGCCGGGACTATCTCCCAATCGTCGGCAGCCCAATCATCGTTCCGCAATTCGCAATTGGGCGACGGTCGACCGCCGATCATCAGAAGCGGGTGTCCCTTGTAGAGGACGCACGCGCTCTCGTCGTTCCACGTCGGCCTGCGCGCTCTGAGATTCTGAGGATCGCGCGATGCTTCAAAGAGCGCGTCTGCCAGCTTCATCGGTCGGTCATAAAAAGAGAGCCAATCCGACGCCCCCCGCTCTTCCGAGTCCACAGCCGGTCCATCGCCGCACGGCGCCGCGGATCAGCCCCATCGTAAACAAACCCAGTCAACAACCGAAAGGGAAACGGCTGGGCGCCCGCGTCCATGAACGATCTGGCCCACCGGGCAAAATGGAAGAGATCGTCCTCGAGATGACGCCGATCGCGCGCCTCCGGACGCACGAAAAGCCATTTTTCGGAGAAGCCCGGCACGTCGCTGAACCAAGCGACAGGCTCGACGAAGAGGCCGATCGACGCTTCGAGATGGCCACCCAGGGGACCGATCACCCCGATCGATGCGACCGCCTCATTGTTGGGATTGCTCCGGAATCGCGTATCGGGCCGCTGTATCCCCTGCGCGTCCGTTCGCATGATCCGGCGCGTCCCCGCCTCGACATGGTCGCGCACAAGCGCAAGATTGTAGGGAATGCCCCAGCCGCCGCCGTTGTAGCGGTGCATGTCGATCAGCAGGGAGAACAACTGCGCCTCGTCCGGAGGCTCCGCCAGACGCACGGTTTTTGGCATCTCCGTCACAACATTACCGTCCCTCTCCACGTGGGAGAAAGCATGACGGCCAATCCGCGACCGCCATGCCTTGTCCGGCCCCGCCCCACCATGTGTTGCCCGGCCGCACCCAGCCATGACCGCCCGGCCACGCCCATGCTCACCGGGCCGCACCTAGCCTTGACCGCCTAGCCCGGACCGCCCAACCTCACCACGCCATGCCACCCCCGGCCATTCCTCGACCGCCCGAGCTCACCACGCCACGGCATCCAAGCCTCGACCGCCGGAGGTTGCCTTACGCGCCCAGCCACTCCACGCACCGCCTCGACCGCCAAGCCTAGCCACACCTGCCCAGACCCCGCCCCGACCGCCCGGCCAAGCCTACCCGCGCCGGGCCGTGCCTCGCCCCGACCGCCTTACCCCGCCCTACCGTGACACATCGAGCCAAGGCTGGCCTTACCCTGTCCATCCGCGACCGCCAAGCCGAATCTGACCAGACCTGTCCTAGACGATCCTAGCCCGAACCGCCGTTCCATTCCTTGACGTCAGCGCGCAGCGTAAACCTGCGTCGCTGATTCGACATCGCCGACCAGCCGCGCCACCGTGGCGTCGACTGCCGGCCCCAGACCCAGTTCCACCCCGATCTGCCGAGCTCGACGCAGTGCCGCCGCCGCGCGCTGGAACTCGTAAACGGCCGCCGCCCGCGCCGCATCGGGATCGCTGCGGAGGGAATCCAACGTGGCATATCCGCTGCCGCTCTGATTGACCGCGAACGCCGGCACCCGCCTCGGTCCCGTCAATTCGACCACGTCGACCACCAGCCGAATGCTCCGGATAATGATGCGCGCGGTCGTGAGCCGGTCGCGAGCAGCGGCTTTCGCATCGTCCCATTCGAAGCAGCCATTCGCAGGATGGCTCGGATCGGCCGCTGCCTCGACCAGTTGCTCGGGCTGGACAATGCCACCGTTGCGATCGGCCAGGGCCAAAACCGAATTTTTGACTTCGTCGCTGATGAACATCTGTTCCTCCTTGTCAGAAAGGGAGCGCGACCGCAGCCGCGCCCCTTCCCTGTTGCGTTAGGCGTGCGCCTCGCCGTTGGCCTTGCGCCCGCGACGCGGCTTCAGCAACGTCCCGACCTGGGGGACGTCGTCCTCGCCTTCCGGAGCGTGGCGCGACGCCTCCACGCCAGCCTCGCGGCGCTTGGCGATCTCCTCGGTGACCCAGGCGTACAGTGACGCCGTCTCGTTGTCGTAGGTCTCGGGGTTTGCGAGCGCCGCATCCTGCGCCTCGCGACCGCCGCTCTGGACGATCTCGACGAACTCGGGATCGTCAGGCCCATCCGCAATGCGGAACTGACCGTAAGACCCCGCGCCCTTCTCCTGACGAAAATCGCCGATCCCGCACAGGACCCCGGCCGCCGCGAGCAGATGCACGACATTGCGCTCCGACAACTGGGGTTGGACGAAATTGATCCGGATCGCGCAGGCCCACCGCGGCAGGATCGCCCGCGTTCGAATGTCCGGCGTCCGGTTCATATCGGCCGACCTCACGACACTCAGGAGAATTTGCGGGACACCGTAGATCGGCGTCTTGTCGCCGGTGACCCAGGAGAGCCGGCCCACCGCCGCTTTCGTCGCCCCTGGGATGTCCAGGGCAGCAGTAGCCAGCGCCTTCTTGAAGGCCACTGCCGGGAAAACCATCCGCGTCGGCGCATCATCCTCGTGGGCGCGGTAGATCGAGTTTTGATATTCAGTGATCGGGTCGTGCTTCAGGGAGCTTGCCCGCGCCGCGGCGTTCTTTCGGCCCGATGGCATCAACAATTCGCGCTGGGCCTTCTGGCTCACCGCGTTGTAAATCAACGGAGAAACTCCGACGATACAGAACACAGCCGACGCTTGCCGGATTTCAAGAAGTTCGACTTCTACTGCTTCAGTTTTCTTCGATTTCACAAGTGGTCTCCCCGCCCCGGCCGGTCACGCCCGGGACGCATGGTTCAGGGGTTGCAAAGCAACACCGAGGCGGGAAGCTCTCTGATGTTGCGTCCACGCGGTGACCGCCGCGAGTAACGAAATTAGGTTACGGCGGCGGCGGCGACCACGTCAAGACGCAACCGGCATACCGTGCCACGCCCCGCCTAGCCGCGCCTTTTCTCGACCGACATGCCGAGCGTTGCCCCGCCTCAACACGCCAACCCAAGCCGCAACCGCCAAGCCTAACCGCGCCGGGCCGTGCCTCGCCCCGACCGCCCCGCCGAGCCGCGCCCGACCGAGCCAAGCCTAACCGGACCTAGACCGCCTCGCCGGGCCTTACCCAGTCTGGGCTGGCCGCTCCTGGCCACTCCACGACCGCCTTGCCCCGCCTGGACTGGCCAATGCGGGGCTAACCGTGACCGCCGCACCATGCCTGGCCCGACCAAGACAGACGTGGCCGGTCCTTGCCATGACCGCGTTGCCCAGCCAAACCGATCCGACCCCGTCCCTGCCATGACCGCCCCGGCTTGCCCGGCCTTGCCAATCTCGGCTTTCCGCGACCGCCGGGCCGTAACACGCCCCGCCCAGCCGTACCCTGACCGGCCCAGCCTCGGCTTCCCGCAATGCGCCCTGCCGCTACCGCCTCGACTAACCAATCCGGAGCCGGCCAACCTCGCCGTTCCACGACCGATCTAACAAGCCTCGCCACGGCTCATCGTTCCAGACCAGACCAGGCCCCAACCGCCAAGCCTCAACAGGACACGCCTCGACAGGCCATGCCGGTCCTAGCCGCTACCGCCAGAACACACCCGGCCCCTGCTCGCCAGGCCCCTGACAACCCAGCCATGACCGCCAGGCCGGACCGAGGCATACCGTGCCATAGCCCGCCCCACCGAGCCGAACCGTGACCGCCTTTCCGTGACGGCGGCGACCGTACCCGATCGTCGCGCGAATTGTCTCTATTTTTTTGGAGGCGGCGCGGCGCGAAGCCACGAAATGTTGAATTTTCGAACGCGATCAATGGCTTCGTCGATCAGTCGATGGCCCACATCCGCAGCACTCTCGCCACGTTTTGCTCTGCCATCGCGGATCGCCCTCTCTCCGATAGCTTCGACATCCTCGGGTGCCACGACGACCTCGCCGCTTGCCGCAAGGATCGATGTGCGCGCCTCGCCACCCTCCGCCATCGTCTGGGTCTGTTGGGCGGCTGCATGCGGCGCCGAGGGCGGGCCATGGCCGCCGTGTGTCGCCGGAACCGGAACGCCCCAGGGGCCACCACGGATCGCCGCAGCCCACAGCGCCGCTCCGTTGTGACTTGCCCCCTGGCCAAGTCCGGATACCGCGTCAGCCGGCACAACATGCGCACCACTGGGGACTGAAAGCGGAGTGCGATCGGTACGGCCGCCGCCGACGCCGCCGATTAGCCCGCTGTGCATCGCCTCATCTGGGATCACCGGCCCGGCAACCGCGCCATCATCGCCGCCGCCCGCCATGTGCTCGTGGCCACCGAACTCCACGTACTCGCCGATCCCGCCCCGGGCGAACCGCATGTGGGCTGGGCTGTCCATCCGCATCGTCGAGCGCGTCCAGGACGGCGTGCCCATGCTTGGCGATTCCGGCTTCGGCACCGGCGCCAGGGCGTGCACCGGGGGCATCAGGTGGAAGGCGGGCGGCTTCGCAAACCCGCCGCCGGCGAAGCCGATCCCGCCTCCGCCGGCCTTGTGCGGATGCCGATCGGCGTTTGCGAGCGCGATGGCGACGATTTGCCGGTGACTCCTTTCGCGGCTCCCGTGGTGGGTGAGCTCGGAGATGTTTCGGGAGATATTTTCCTTACCGGGGAGGAGGGGCATCATCGCCTCGCTTCGTGAACGCGCACGCCCGGCAGTCCCAGGTCAGGCTGCGCGGCCAAGTCGCGGATCCTGAACCGAATGCCTTGGCTGGTGCTGAATCCCGGAGCCACCATCCGCTCGGTGCGCCAGACTCCGTCGACACCTTGAATGTCCACGGTGATCGGAACTCCCCGTTCCTCGCTCGGCCAGGACTTCGCAAAGAGGGCGCAAACAGCGGTGTCCATCACGAGCCCCGCGCTACGGTTCGGGTGATGGCCAGGATGTCAGGCTCTGCGGGGAATAGCTCAATGTCACCGCTCGCCTGATACTTAATCATCGAGTCCAGAAGAACCGGATGCCTCACTCGTGAGATTCCTCCGGGAAATCCCGCGAACGCCCCTGCGTCAAGCATCGTCCCGAGGATTTCTACCAATGGCTCATCTGCCTCATCCCGCTCGGCGATGAGAGTTTCGATATCGGCGAGCAAGGCGTCCACCAGATCGTCCTCTATCGAATTGGCCATTAGTAACCTCGTGCTACGGCTCTGATAATACCCAAGATGTCGGGCTCGGGATCCTCCAGCTTGGCGACGCCGTCTCCGCGCGGAGTCCAGTCCGTGAAGTCGCCGACCTCGCTCCAGCGGATTACCTGCGGAGCAGGTGCCGGGAGTGGCTGCCGAACTGCCCGAGCGAGGGTGTCTAGGTCGGCCGCGCTCAGCGGCTTCATGTCCTCCGCGCGGTTCGAGAACGATCGCGATGCCACGTAATCTCCGGTGTGCAGGCACTCCATCGCTTCGGCTTCTCTGCGCGCCATCAGCGCCGCTAGTGCTGCCGGCGAAATGTCGCCTGCGCCCTGGATCGCCATTACGCCTTCCTCTTCGCCGTGGCGCGGCGCCGTGACACGGGCTTCTTCGCTGCCGTCCGCTTCGGCTTCGCCTCGGCCGCCTGCTGCGCCAGATCACGGTCGCGGATCGCCTGGATGCGCTCGCGCTCCTTGGCCGCGGCTGCCTCGGCCTGCTCCTGCTCGAGTTGATGGCGCCGGATGTTCTGCTGGACCTCGCGCTCGGTCAGGAGATTCCAGGCTTCGATGCCATGGTCGCCAACCGTCCGGTGCACCGTGACGATGTCGCCCTTGTGCAGGTTCTCGGGGTTGCGCCCCATCGGGACCGAGAGAAGCTCGCCCTCGACAAGGTCGTTGGTGATGACCTTCATCACCTTGAACCGGAGGATCTCGCCGGGGACGTTGACCGTCAGGAAGCCGTCGACCTTGGGGCTATTGCGCCCGTGCTGCTGCAGGTACGGCGCGATCACCGTCATGCCGGGCTGCGGGGTCAATTCGTTGGCCATCGTGCACTCCGTTGAACGCGAGGATCTCCCGGATACGATCGCGCTCTCCACGCCAGCCGGAGAACACCCGCTGGATCAGCGACACCGGGAGGTTCGGGTCGATCCTGAGTATATCCTTCGCGCCTTCGCGGAGAAAGGCGATCAGTTTCCCGCGCTCGACCAAGGCCGCGCCCGCTACGTCGACAAGGAAAGCTCGGTGCCGCTCGAGATGGGGATGGTCGATGATCAGAACATCGGCCACCTGCGCAGGCGTCGGGGCATCGTTGTACCAATCGCATGCCACGTCGAGAGCCTGTGCCCACATGGCACCCGTCGTGGTCGCCTTGATCTGCCTCGCGCTCATCGGCCCAGGACGGCCTTCAGCAAGTCCCGCTGCACCGAGGTCACGTGGCAGGTCGTCCGGCCCCCCACCGACATCTGGAAGCGGCTGCCGGGCATTGCGTGCATGGCGTCGATCCTGTCGAGCTCTGCCTCGGCTTGCTGCTTCAGCTTTTCATCGGCCAGGAAAGCATCCCGCATCATCTGAATCGCGCCACGTCGATCGGCGGCAACCTGGGTGCGATGGTAGGCCTGGCCCATAATCTCCATCAGTGTCGCCATACCTGGCCCTCCCGCGCGGAGGATACACCTGATTTGGAATTAGGGAAGGAAAGTGACGAGAAGCTCTACATTGGCCGTGGCTGGAACGCCCTCGGCCGTGCCTACCCGGAAAAAGAGCGGGGTTGCCGTGGCGCTAATGATTGTGCTGCCTGAGATCTGCTGCATATTATTCGCCGTCGCATCCGCCGCCGTGGTGACGGTGATCGCCGTCCCCCCGGCAATAATCGCCGTCCCTCCGCCCCCGGCTGCAGTGAATAGACCGCAAGTCGCCGTCGTTAGCGTTCCGCTCGCGCCCGAGATTACCAAGAGGTTGATCTTATATCGCGTTCTCCCGGGCGGGAAGGTGAGCGGGATCTGGGTATCGTTGTTGGGAACATTGAAATCGACGCCGAGAGCCACGAAGCTGAGCAATGCCCAATCGCTCGGCGCGGCCAGCCCTGGACTGGGATAGTTCCCCGAGAGACGACCGCCGGCGGCACCGGAAGGCTGCCCTGTGGCGTTGTTGGTCCCCCCCTGGGCGAGGGGCAGCGGAGCGACCAAGTGCGTAGAAACGACCGAGAGCGGCCCCGGCAGAGAGCCTGTGACGTCGCCGTTTACCGTGGTTGCAAGCTGTTGAACGAGGTTCGCCAGCGTCTGGGTGTTCGTCGACCAGGCCTGTATCAATAACTGAAGCGACGTGATGTCGAGGCCGGCGCCCGGCGGGTTGGGTGGCTGCCCCAGGTAATCGGCAACCGGACCGCCTTTCTTTGGGCCTCCCGGAGGCGTGCCGAAACTTCCCGCGCCGCCTGCCATATTTAGATCCTTCCGGCCGACTCCGCGCGGAGTCAGCGCCTAGAGAACGCCATCGGCCTGAACAAGTAGCCGGGGCGTGCAGAACCGGAACCACGTATCGAGCGTATCGCACTCGATCAGGAAAGCGATCTCCCGACCCCGCACGCCCGGCACCAGGACGTTAGGGCCCACGCCGCTCAATGGTGGAACCTCGGTGCTGAGCGTGATGTAGTCGGTATCCGGCGTGACCTCGAAGGGTCCGCACTTGATGATCGTATCCCCTGGAAATGAGCGGATCAGCATCGACAGGTTATAGGAGGGGTTCGCTCCCTCCCAGACATTGTCCGGGATCACCCGCTTGGCGACCACGATGTCTGCGCCGTCCGTCATGTCCAGGAAACCTGTCGTCGCGCTGACGCCGGTCATCGGCTGACCGTCCGCGTCGTGCCCTTGGTCGTGGCGCTGGAAGATACCATTGACGTCGATTGCGATCGGCGTGCCGGGGTTCAGATCGTCCCAAGCGGTGCGCACCAGGCGGCCAGTATCCCACAGGTTCTCCATCGTGTTGAATTTGACATAGGAGTCGATCTCACCGGTGCCTCCGCTCTTCGACGGGAAGAAGAAGAAAATCTCACGGAAATGGTAGTCGGCCCCGGCGAAGCACTTGTCCGCGTTCGGGAGGTCGAGGTCGAGGTAGACGTAGTCCCACACCGAGCACGGGATCTGCTGGAAGCCGGATCCGGTCGTCAGAAAGAAACCATGATCTCCCATCCAGTAGGTCGTGGTCCCGAGGCTGATTATCGCATTCTGAGCGATCAGGCCGCACGAAGCCCCCTGCTGGAAGAAGCCAAAAACAAACGGGAAGCCGCTGTATTGCGCCGTCCAGAACTCGTACTCCGTCCACAGGTAGGTCGCGACGCCGGCCTGGATCGCACCAATGATGCGGTCGCCACGTGGGAGCCGTCGCTTTGGTCCGACCAGCGGATCAACAGCGGGTCGATCGCGCTTCCTCCGTCAGGCGACGACCCGAATGCCATCACGATCTGCTGCGGCATCGTGACGAGGAGACCTTGATTATGCGGCGGCGCTCCGCCGCCCTGGGTGCGCAGGCTTATCGCCGTGTTGAAGGTCAATCCCAGGAAGGTAGAGATGTCGAACCCGCTCGTCGGCCCCGTCGCGAAAGACAAAGTTGCCGCCGAGGTCTCGAGGACGGTCTGGATTGAGATTTGCCACTGGCCAGTCGGCGCTACCGTACCGCTGACCACCACCGCGCCCCCAAGCGCACCCTGGATAATCGTAACGGCATCTGCGAGGCCGGTGATGGCCGCAAAGTTAAGGCCGGTGATCGAGGTCACCACACCGTTGATCGTGATCGTAAAGCCGCCATTGTGGATGAGATGCCACGTGGCGAGCGCCGGCGTAATGAGGGCGCCGATGAGTAGCGCCGGGACGTTAGCAACAAGAACCGCAGGGGTAGGAAGCGCGGGGGAAACCGGCGGCGTCCAGGAAAACAGCCCCTGGCCGGATGGAACCATGAGTCCATCCTGGCCGAAATTGTCGATCGACCAGATCAGCAACGAGAACGGCATAGCCCCGCTCGACACCTTCCCCGGAGTGAACCCGAAAGTGGGCGTGATATCGAAAAGCTGGCCGCTCTGCTCGACGTAGAGCTTTGAGTTGGTCCCCGCACCGATCCAAGGCTGGCTTACCAGATCCGCCCAGTAGTGGATTTCCCGGCACACGCCGACCATCGCCACGGTCGTTATGTGGACCCATCCCCTAATTTTTTCTAAGAAACTCATCGTCCAGCGGCACAAGTTACACGCGTTCCACCCCCCTCTACTCGCGGTTTGGGATGACTCCACGTCCACGCCAGGCGTGAACTGAAGGCGGATCGTGCTCATCGCTATTGTGCGGACGGCTGTTGCGCGGCAGCAGCCATCGCCTGAAGCTGCTGGATATTCGCCGGCAGCGACGGCCACGATGAGAAGCCCTCAACGTGCGCCTTCTGCCGCGCGCTCTGGATCTCGACGCCGGTCTTGATGGCGTCATAAACACCCTTCCAGGAGATCGCCTGCTGTGGGTTGTCGGCCTGGAGACCAAAGTTCTTCAGCACGATGCCGGTGGCGAAGAACATCGACGCCGCGAGGAACAGGTCGGGATAGAACGCGGTGAGGAAGGTCTGGGGATTCGTTGCCGACAATGGCTCGGGCTGGAAGATCCCAAGCTGCTCGACCTGATAGGAACCGTCCACCGTGGGGGCCACGATGATGGTGTCCGGAAGGAGAATGTTGGGCGGCTCGTCGCCGACGCTCTCCTGCTCGCTATAGATCGCCCAGTAGGTCTCAAATTCCTTGGGCGTCTGGGTCTCGTCGACCACTGGCCAGATGATGTCGAGAAAATCCCGATTGGTGCGCAGCAACCGCAAACGGCGCCAGCCTGCAGTGGTGCCGATAACAGCGCCGGCCGGGGTGATCAGATTGACCTCTTGAAGGACGATTAACTGCTCGGCCATCGGGACCGTGCGGCTTCCCGCGGTGATGATCTGTGTGCGATCGACCGAGCGGGTCGCCAGGAAATCAAACTCCGGCTCGCGGTAGATCATGTTCTCGGCGAACTGGATAATCGTGCCGATCGTCGCCGCCAGGATCGCTTGACCGCTGGCGTCCGTCGTCGTCAGCAGTTGCTGCATCGCCGCGGTGTAACCATCGTAGTCCATGGCTCAGCCTATCTACTTGAGGCACATGGCCGAGAAATTGAATGTCCCGACTGTTGGCGTGCTTACCTTCGTCCAGGAGAGTGTGAGGCCATCCGTATCGAAGGATTGCACCTTCGCGACCTGAGTGGCGGTAGCCGCAGCATTAACCGCAACCATAACGGAGCTATTGTCGTAGGTGTTTGTAGCGCCACCGCCCGCGTAGACTGCGGACTGATTTCCCGCACTGTCGACATCGCCACCGTAAGTCGTATAGGAGCCGACCGCGCTTCCGATAACTGTTCCCTTGAAATGACAGGCGCTGGGTTTGAACCCGAAGCCCGTCAAGGCTTGCGTGCCGCTCGCCGTGGTGAGGTCGTAGGTCGCCTGTTTAAGGAACGATGTGACTCCCGCTCCCAGAGATTGATTACCGCACCAGCCGCCATTGCTGGTCGTTGAGATAGTAGTCCCCGGGAGATCGGTATCGGCATTTCCGGTAACCGTGAGTACGCGGCCGCCGCTAGCGGCGGAGCAGTGCTGGCCGGTAAAAGCGAACCCTGAAAACGATACCGCTCTGAGGTCAACAGTCCCATTTGTGGAAGAACCTACAAAGGTCGTCCCTGCATTGGAGCCACCGTGGATCGTTACAACTCCGGTGGTGATGCGACCACCCGCACTATTGATAAAATATGCGTATGGAGAATTTATCGTGATGTCATTCGTGATGAACACAAGGGCGTCCTCCGAAATGACGATCGCCCCGGTCGTACCACAGCCGTTGAAGATAACCCCGTCCAGTATATTTACTATCGATTTATAGCCCGCCGTTATGCAAGCCGCATCTGACGACAGCGTAATGCGTCGCATATTGATGTCGGTATAGAGGAAGACTTGAAATGGCGCGTTGCCGGTACAAGTGAGTTTGCGGTTGACGGCATTGACCGGATCGAACCCGTCGAAAATGAACTGCGCGCCGCCCTGCGCCCCCACAAAGCCATCGGCGGAAAGGTGCATGCACCCCGAGGTATTGTCGACACTGTCATTGATGATGTCGCAGGTCTCGGCAGGATCGTTGCTATTGAAGTCGAAATCAGCCAGCGCCCGATAGTAGCATGTAGTCGGATTCTTCATTGCCGTCGAAACCGAGAACCCGTCGTTGTTATCCGACCCGTTGAGCGGGTCCACGTAGACCGTCAACGGCTGAGCGGGAAGGGGCTTGTACCGGAGGTTCGCCGACGACACGACCCACGCATTATTGATTTGGGTGATCGTGACCGACGAGCGCGGATAAAGCAGGTTGTTCCCAAGATATCCCGTGGGAAGCGTAATGCCGGACGCGATCTTGGCATGGCCACCAGCGGTCGGATATGTGGCCGGCTGGGAATCGATATTCGAAATGATGATCCGGCAGCCGGCATTGAACCCCGAAGCCGCGGCGACCGTGAAGCTCGATTGCACGTTGCCGCCCATGGCAACGACCGTGCCGCAGAAGCTGTTGCTGTTGATGCTGACGTTCCCGTTATTGATCGAGATCGGGACGTTGGGAAAGGCGACCGTCTGTGCCGACGTGTCGTAGGAAAAAATCTCGACCCACTGCGATCCGAGCCAGATCTTTAACTGCCGCGGCGTTACCGAGGTATCGATGCACTCCTGGTACAGGAAGGGCGTTACGACCGACGAGCACGTCGTCTGAATAGGCTGGCCGAGCCGCAGCGCATCGGATTGGACCGTGCTGCAATGCGCCGGCGTCCCTGCCGTGCAATCCGTCCCCTGGTCCATCGGGACGTAGGTCGGAACGTTCCCAAGGGGCTGAGTCGCCGCGGGAAGCCCGCCAAAGGTCGAGGCCGCATCCGCTGGCCCTCCGACCGCCAATCCCAGCGCAAGCAGCAGAGCGAGCAGAACGCGCATCGGATACCCCCTCAATCGGAGGCACCAATCTACACGGCGCGACTGTTCAATTCTAGGGGGGAGAGGTCAGGGTCCAGGCGGCGGATCGTCAGGCAGCGGCGGGAAAGTCCCCGGCCCCGGAACCCCGCCCTGATTCTGCTGGGCGTAAAAGGTCGGCGACGGGAACTTGGGAGGCACTGGATCCGGCCCGATAATAATCGTCCTCAATTGCTCGTTCGGGACGTCGAGACACGTGCGGTAACAGACCAACAGTCTAAAGTTGACAAGGCTCGGACCTGCCCACTGGTATTGCCACGATAGATCGGAAAGATGGTACAAAAATCCGCACCTTTGGCAAATCCCTGCGGGCTCAGGCGACCTAATGTTAACCGGAGCGAACTTATTATGCGGCGGGGCCATCGCTCACGCCTTTCCCATGTTCTACCTGAAATAGCCCGCGAAATTGGGCTTGACGTTCATTGTAGCATGCTCAACGTCCGCGTAGGCGGCCTGTTCCCATGCGGCCGAGGCGAGCCCGAGCTTGGTCGCGTGGACCTCTGGGCGGAATTTCTCGGCCACCTTGGCGGAGAGCCCGGCGATGAAGGGCTCCCAGAAGCGGTTGGGCATGTCCGGGATCTGCCCCAGAGTCGGGTTGGCGTCCTGGATCTGGCGTAGCCGGTAGGCGACGAAGCCGTAGAAGAAGCCCTGCTGCACCAGCGGATAGATGCTGAAGTTTGGGGACTTGATGCGATTGAACCAGTAGCTCGTCGGGCGCCCTGCGACGAACTTCTGCGGGATCGCCGCGTAATCGTTGCGGCTGAGGGGGAACATCAGGATGTCCTGCGGCTCGGGCTGGCCCGAGGTCGTAGCCTGCGACGTGACGTTGATCTGCCCCCCATTCTGGAAGATCGACTGGGTCGACGACGCATTGCCGCCGGGCTGGAAGCTGAATTGGTAGGACGACGCCACCGCGGTCACGGTCTCGCTGGTGTTCGCGGCGATCGTGAAGCCGCCGATGTTGATGGCGATCGAGACCGGCCAGGAGTCGCCCACCGATAAGCCGTGGCCTGGCAGGATCACGTCGACGTTGGGCGATCCGGCATTCGTCGAGAACAGCGGCGTGCCGCCCTGATTGGTCTGCGTGACAACCGCGGGAGACCCCGCCAGGAACTGGACATGGTCGATATCGATAACGGTGTCGACGATGCTGAAGCTCGACAACGTCAGGCCGCCAACCGTGACCGGGCATCCCCAGAATATCGGTTCTCCCGGGGAAAGACCGTGGCTCGGCCATCTGAGCGTAATGTCCGCACTGCCGGCGACCGACGACAACGTGTTCGAGGCGGGCTGGATGATAAGCGGATCGCCTTCCGGCTGAGCCACGAGGGGATTGCCGGGCGGGCCCACTGGCGTAAGCGTGTGGCCGAGGTTGATCGCCGCGCCTGTGTTCGGCACGTACTGCCGCAGATACACATCGAGCAATTGCATCGTGATGATCGGAAGGTCGTACTGCGCCTTCCCGGGGACGAGCGGGATCGCGATCTGGTCGACCGCAAACAAATTGACGCCGTGGTTCCCCGACCAATCCGACAGCAACAGATTTGCCGAGCGCCGGCCCGAGATGATGTGGGTCGACGTCAGCGACGGCGGGAATATCTGGATGCGCTCAAACGCCTCGAGCAGGCACTCCGCCACGCTTGGCGAAAATGAATACGTCCCACTTGTGGTTGCGGCCATTGCCTACAGCCTCGCCAGTCGGTCGCCGACTCCGCGCGGAGTCGGTCACTCCCCGCTGATCTCCATATCTGGGTACTTGCTGTGCACCTTGCGCTTGATGGTCGCGAGTTCCGAGGGCGAAGCGTTGGCCGAGCCACGAGAAATCGCGTCTCTGGCGCGTCCCTCCGTATCGATTGGATAGGAGCCGCTTCCCTTGCCCTCCGGGCCTTCCCCGTGGCCAGGAAGGGCGAAGTCCGACGAAGGCAGCTTCCGTCGCTCTGCAGCGTTTATGTGGCCTCCAGCGGCCTTGCGTGGGCGCCTGTCCGCACGATGACCCTCGAGATGGCCTTCGGCATGTCCCCCGGTCTTGCGCTTCGGCCGGCCGCCGCGCTTCTGTGCGTTCTCGGCCTCCGGCACGCCGTCGCCTTCGTCGCCCGGCATCAGTGGCCGCTTCTGCCTCATCGCCGTCTCCTGTTGTGCGCGCGGCCCAGCCGTAAGGCCGGGCCGCGTCAGATCAGGGATGGACGCTCGACCGATCGGCACGATCAGGTCTTGCGTTCGGTTCCCTCGTATCCGCGACCGGCGCTGCCGGATTCGGGCTCGCGGAAGGCCGACGCGCTCGAGTACGGGGTGTGACCGCCGGCTGCGCGCCGCGGGCGCCGATCCATGCGCCGCTCTTCCATTTTGCCCTCGGCGTGGCCGCCGCTCTTGCGCTTCGGCCGGCCGCCCTTGCGGAACTCGGGGGTCTCGTCCTTGGCCTCCTTCATCTCGTTCGAGCCCTGGGCGTTGTATTCCTGGACCTTGCCTTCCTTCTCGGGCTCGCCGTCGCTCTCGGACTTGCCGCCGCGGGCATGGCCGCCGCGCTTCATGTCGTCGGCGTCGTGATCGGACTTGCCGCCGTGCTTCTCGTGTTCCATCTTCCCCTCCTCGTGGCCGCCGCGCTTGAAACCGTCATGCCCCGGGGCTGCGTCGCCCTGGCCACCCGGCATACCTTCCGGCATCGTGGTGAGCTCGGAGCCCCCACTGACCGCCCGCATGCCGCCATGAGAATCGTGTCGGGATCTTGCCATTGACATCCTCCATTTGGGCAGGGTGAAGGTTCACCCATCAAGGCAGGGAGGATTATACAGATCGCGCGTGTTCTATGCCAGCGGGGTTTTAGGCATGCAGGGTCACGTTCCAATGCAGCCAGGAACCCCAGTCCTCCCGGATGTCGAGAGGAAGGAACTCGAGGCCCGCCCGCAGCAGTTGGGCGTTCGTTGGCGCCCGTGGCTGCCGCAGAGGCCGCAGCGACCCCTTGACGCCCCTGGGACCCGTCTCTCGCGCCGGCCGGTCTCCCTTCTCGGCGTTGCACGCAACGCACGCGGTGACGATGTTCTCCCAGCACGTCTTGCCGCCCCGGCTCCGGGGGAGCAGGTGGTCGTAGGTCAACTCATGCGACGGGAACCGCTCGCTGCAGAACTGGCAGGTAAATTTGTCCCGCAAAATTATCGATCTTCTGCAAAATTTCGGCGTGCCCTCGATCGGCACGTACTGCCGCAGCATCACCGTCTTGGGCATTGCGATCGACACGTTGCCGGCCCGGCAGAACGCATCCTCCCAGGTCTCCAGGACGATGACCCGGTCGTTGAGGAGCTTTTTCACGGCTCGCCGAGCGGGCACCAGGCTCAGCGGCCAGCCCATCGGCTGTCCGTCCGCGTTCAAAACTAAACAACGATGCTCGCGATTCAGAGATGGGCCCATGTTGTTTTCCTGTAGATGGCGCCTATCGTGGTCTGGCTGATCCCATATTCACGCGCCAAAACTACGCGACGCTCCCCAGCAGCGACCCGTCTTCTGATTGCCAGCACGGCATCATCCGTCAATTTGGAATTTCCGTTGGTCGCTCCCTTTCGGCCCTCACCCGTATAAAAACGGCCCTTAGTCAGCGCGTCGTAGACGTTCTCTAGGGCATTCCCTCGCCAAATATGCCGGGGATTGCAGCATCCGGGATTGTCACATCGATGGCAGATATCCTCCTCGGCCCCGAGCTCGGGCTCATCGGGATGAATCATCACATAGGCTATCCGATGCGCTAAGCTGTGCCGCTTCGAATAAAAGCGACCATATCCGTTGTCGTCGCGGGCTGCCCGCCACGGCCAACATTCGTATGGCCCCTTAACTTCGACTTTGGACCAGAATCGAGCGGCGAAAAGCGGATCGGAAAATTCTGCATCCATACGGCATTAAGGTATAGAACGCCGCATGCTCACGCAAGACTGGTGCCCACGGAGGGACTCGAACCCTCGACCAACGCCTTACGAGGACGCTGCTCTGCCGCTGAGCTACGCGGGCATACTACAGGTTGGTGGGTCGGGTGAGAGTCGAACTCACGTAGGTCAGCTTAAAAGGCTGCTCCCGATGCCTCTAGGGTTACCGACCCGTGTTGGTGCGAGGCGAGGGACTTGCACCCCCATGCCCGAAGGCAGCCGGGTTTGAGCCGACCGCGTCTGCTATTCCGCCAGCCTCGCTTGACATGGTTCAGCCCCGTAAAGAGTCCCGTCGATTCCGCCGAAAAATGTTAAGGGTCTGGCCTCCCCGATAGGAATCGAACCTACTACCTCCCGGTCCGGAGCCGAGCGCTCTCTCCAATGAGCTACGGGGAGAATTGGCGAGCCTACGAGGAGTCGAACCCCGAACCTGCCGGGTAGAAGCCGGCCGCTCTGTCCATTGAGCTATAGGCCCTGAAATGGCGCCCCCTGAAGGAATCGAACCCTCGCCTGCCGGCTTCGTAGACCAGCGCCCGGATCCACCGGAGGAGGCTAGCGTGTCTCTCGTCTCTCGAGGAAGCAGTTGACGGCCGCCTCGACCGGCCCGGGGATCGGCACGGCGCCTGAGACCCAGCGCCGCACCGTGCTCCCATCTACCTTCAGCGCCTCGGCGAGGCGAGTTTGCCAGCCCCATTTGCCGTAGAGCTTGCGACCCGCCTCGCTGAGTTCGGCAGGCGTCATGCTGCTTCGCGCGTCTCCAGCTTCTCGAACTCGGCGATCCAGCGGATCACCTGCTCCGAGAACCCGTCGAGATGCGTCCAACTGTCACCGTAGCCGACGCCGTTCTTCGCCGAGGCCACGTTGATCATGTAGGCCCCGTGGCGCAGGCCCACCGGGGGCGAGACCTTGTCGGCAACCTGCTCGTCGGTGATGACGATCAAGCGATCCATCTCGATCGGCTCCGCTCGCTCCCGCCGGCCATTGACGATCCGGCTGTAGGGAGACCCACCCGCCAAGATCGCCATCGCCATCCCGAGTTGCGTACCGCCGTGCTGCTGGCTCTGGATGATCGCCTGCACCCCCGCCATACCGAAGCGCCGAGGCACTTCGACGAGCAGGTTGGAGAAGGTGAACACCCGCAGATCGCCCGGCATCAACGAGGCCAGCGCCGCCGCCGCGTCGATCCGCATCAAGTCGGATCCGCCCGACAGCTTCTCATCCATCGAACCGGATACGTCGACCAGAACGACCGTGCGGCCCGGCAACGCGGGGAGTTCCGCAATCGCCTCCGACAGCGCCTGATCGATCACCCCCTCGAACTGAGGGCACGCACGCGCCGCCGCGATGTAGCGAAACGGGAATACCCGGTGCGCGCCGCGCCGTGCCAGGATCGCCGCCTCGATCAACTCGCGATCGACCTTGGCCTCGGTCATGCTCCGCAGGTTCCGGAGGAGCGCCAGATACCCGAGCTTGCCGTTCTTCAACTGCCGCTCGAACACGGACTTCTTGTCGTCCCGGCGCATCTCGGTCCACTCGTCCTTTGAGATGCCGGCCGCCCTTAGAACCTTGGCGACCGCCCTGCCCTCGGCCATCTTGCCCTCGGCACCGAGCTCGGCTGCATCCTTGAGGACCGCCCGCACTGTCTCATCGACGCCGCGGCTCGACTCGACCTCCCAGGAATGCGCGCCACCCTTCACGATCGGCTTGTTTTCCAGGATGCGCTTCCACATGCCGGCCTGTGCCCTGTTGAGAGGATGCGGGCGGCACAGCATCAGGACGTCACGCGCCTTGATCGGCGCCACCTTCTCGCCGCTCTGGTTGAAGTAGCGGGCAAGCTGGTAGGCATCGAACTTCCGGAACGCCAGACCGAGGCCCTTCTTGACCTGGGCCGACAGCCGTCCGCGCAGCTTGGTCGAGGCCATCCCATAGACCCGGCTATAGATCGCCAGGAACTCGGTGATCTCGTCGGCGCGCTGAATGACCTGCTCGAGCGTCCGGCTGATCAGGTCAGACTTTCCCGCGCCCGGGGCCGCCAGCGCCGCCAGGAGCAGCAGCGGGACGTGCCGCAGATTGAGATGGCTGCGCGCATCGATCGCAAGCCGCGCCGCCTCGCCCGGCGGGACCATCCGCGCGAGCCTGACGATGCGCTGGGCAATGCTCTCGCCGCTTTCCTGGAACTCGTCCTCCCACAGAAGGCACGAGCACACCGACCGGCGAAGCTGCTGCTCGAGCGGGATGCGCGCGGCAATGCCGCCCTGGTGCGTCCGCTCGAAATTGGATGGCGTGTAGCTCTGGACCTGCGGCGGCAGTTGCGGCCGGGCCGGACGCTTCTGGGCTACCGTGCGTCTCGTCTTAGGGGTGTTGAGCGTGGCCACTGTCGATCTCCCTTGTTGGCGATCGACGTTCGCTCGGGCTTGTGGAACGGCAGGAGAAAAATGGAAACGGTTGCCCTTTCGGGCGGGCCATCAGCGGGGATCGAACCCGCGTCCTTCTGATTTAGAGTCAGATGCTCAACCAACTGAGCTACGATGAAACCGTGTCCTACACTGCCTGCCGTTCTACAAACCCGAGCGATCGAGGAAAAGCGGAAGCGGGGTTTTGGGCCCAAGCCCAAGCCCCATAATGGCGGGGCTTTCTGGATTCGAACCAGACTTTCGTATCAGCTACGAAGGAACCGCGTCCTACACCGTCGATCGTGGGTGTACGAATTAGAGCATCGTGCGCGGATTGTCCAGCCCCGTTTCGTCGCGCGATGCACTTTTTTGGTCGCGCGTATGGGGATCGAACCCATCTGCCCCAGTTTGAAGGACTAGGTGCCTCCCAGAAGCAACGCGCGTGATGGTAGGTCTCCGAGGAATCGAACCCCGCACATTCTCGGTGTAAACGAGACGGTCTGCCACTGGCCTAGAGACCCATGAACTGGTCGGGACGGAGAGACTTGCACTCTCGATTTCCTGTATCCGAAACAGGTGCCTTAGCTGCTAGGCCACGCCCCGTTGGTGCTCGCGGCAGGAGTCGAACCTGCTGAGGCCGACCTAGGAAATCGGCTGCCGTCCAGCGGCACGCGAGCATGATGGTCCGGGTGAGACGATTCGAACGCCTGACCGGCCGCTCCCAAAGCGGCTGCTCTCCCTGGCTGAGCTACACCCGGTTTAATCGTCCTTGCCCGTGGCGCTCATCCGCTGCGGGCCGAAAATGATGCCGTACTGTGGCGCCCATAGCCACCGGCCCTCCGGGGTCCGTCCGAAATTCGGCAAGTCCTCGTGGCGGTTGGCGCTGTAGGGCTTCTCACAATAGAGCCCCGCGATGCGCCGCAGGTAGTTGACCCGCTGGTGCTGAACGTAGGAACTCGATGGCGGTCCCGCCCTCTCCGCGCGGTGGTGATTACACGCGGCGTGTACCGCAACAATGTTCTCGCGTGTACCGTTCCCGCCTTTATGCTTGGGAACTAGGTGCTCGCGCGTTGCGCTCCAGCCGGCTCCCAGGCCATCGTCGATGGGCATGTCGCACCACCAGCACAGCCAGCCTTGGGCGCTCAGCTTCCAGAGCAATTGTTTTCCATTCGCCATGATCGGATCATAGCAAAAAACTGGCGCTTCCAACGGGGATCGAACCCGTGTTACCGGCGTGACAAGCCGGCTTCCTGCCACTGAAAGATGGAAGCATCGTGGCGGACACTCCTTAAAGGGAGGCCGCCGGACGTCTCGTCCTCGCCGCTCCTCTGCGGAAATTTGACGAGGGGACTACCGCCCGGTGCACCGAGCGGGTTTCGTCGACTCCGCGCGGAGTCGGGTTGGTGCGCGTAGAGGGACTCGAACCCCCGGCCTACGGGTTAAGAGCCCGCTGCTCTGCCGCTGAGCTACACGCGCGAATTGGTCCCGGCAGTCGGAATCGAACCGAACGGTCGGGCGGTTATCGACCGCCTGCTCTGCCATTGAGCTATACCGGGGTGAACTGGTGGGCCGGTGAGGAGTCGCGCCTCTCCCCCGAAGGGAACAGATTTACAGTCTGCCTGCCGTAGCTCACGGCTTTCCCGACCCATAACTGGTGCTCCGCGTCGGGATCGAACCGACGACCTACCGCTTACCAAGCGATTGCGCTGCCACTGCGCCAGCGGAGCGATTGGCGGACGGCCCGGGGATCGAACCCGATGCCCTCACGGGCACGCACTGCTTAGCAGGCAGTCGCGGTCCCAGACCGCTTGTGCCGTCCTCGAGATGGCGGGCGACCGAGGTCTCGCACCCCATGCCCTTGCGGGCACCATCGGTATTCGAAGCCGAGCCGGGAGCTCTCCCGGTTGACCGCCCATAGGTCAGATAGTCAATTACTTATCGTCGAGATGCAGATAAATAACTGACTTATTGGCGGATGCCGGAGGGATCGAACCCCGCACCTTGCGGTGCCAGCGGTTTTCAAGGCCGCCCCGCGCGCCAGCGCGTCGACATCCATGGAGGATGGCCACGGTCCCGCCCCGTAAGCCTTGCGGCTCCAACCCGTTTCCAACGGGTGCCGAGGGCTTCCTCGGTTGACCATCCCTGAAATCATCTATACTGGCGGCCCCCACGTGGAGACGCTGATGGCCATCGCCCGGGCTGACATGACCGATCTATTGGGACCCGGGCTGCGCGCCATAGAGATGCGCTTGCGGCAACCGCTGCGCCCGGGGACGGCCAACAATGACCTCCCCGACGAAGGCCCTTATCCGGGACGCCCGGAGTACGTCACTTATCGCGATCCCGTGACCGATCGGATGATCGTCAAGATGACGGAGCCAGACGGCAGAACTCGAACCGTGGCGATCCCCAGAGAAATTCTGGACGCCTATCAGAATATGGGCTTCCTTGGCGACGCCCTCCTTGAATCGTTCAAGCAGACCGAGGAAATCGCCCAGGCCAACATCTTCAATGGCGGAGAGACGATCGCCGCGACGCCTGCCGATCCAACCGAGCCGGCCGCGCCAGCTATTCGCGCACTCGATCTCGAGGAGCCGGCCGCGATCGTCGTTCCGAAGCCTCGGGGCAGGGTGATCGACCTATAACGGCAGAAGGCCGGCACAAGGCCAGCCTTCCACTTCACTTCCCCCACGCTCACCCGCGGTGATCCCCCGAACACGGCGGGATGCGCTGACAGTGCGCCGGCGCCAGGAATAATTCCAGGAATAATTTTCCGCAGTTATTTAGCTGCGAGAAACTGGTGCGCGCGGCCGGATTCGAACCGGCAACCCCTGCCATCTCGAGGCAGTACCTCTACCGATTGGGCTACGCGCGCAAGCTGGTGACCCACGAAGGATTTGCACCCTCACGCCATTACGGCACCAGTTCCTGAGACTGGCGTGTCTACTATTCCACCAGTGGGCCTGATTGGTGCGGGCGAAGGGATTCCAACCCTCATGCCATAAGGCGGCGGGGTTTAGGCCCGCTGCGTCTAGCAGTTCCGCCACGCCCGCGTGTTGGCCTCCCGTGCGGGTGCCGGCCCCGCTTTTCCACCTTGAGAGGGTGGTGACCTAGCTGGTAGTCGAACGGGAGATGTTGGCTAGGGGTCAGGGAGTCGAACCCTGCTAGTCGGGGTCAAGGCCCAACTCACCGCCCGGGGCCCCCCATCAATTTGGCTGCGGGCAAGAGGATCGAACTCTTAGCAACGGAGGTCAGAGCTCCGCGGAAGGACCACCTTCAATCCCGCAAATGAAACTGGTGCCGGGAAAGGGACTCGAACCCCCGCCCAACCGCTTACAAAACGGCCGCTCTGCCTCTGAGCTACCCCGGCATTTGGGGTGATGCACGGGGGTTGCACCCGTCGTTCCCTGGGTCACAGTCAGGTTGGTTCACTGGCTCCATCGCATCACCATGAACTGGAGTGAGGTCGCGGAGTCGAACCGCGTCACCGGGGGTTGCAGCCCCGTACCCGACCGTCTGGTTCACCCCACAATGGCACGCCCCCGAGGAATCGAACCCCGCTACTCGGTTTTGGAGACCGATGCTCTGCCACTGAGCTAGAGACGCAAATGGCTCCCCAGGCAGGCCTCGAACCCGCGACAGACGGTGGTTAACAGCCACCCGCTCTACCAACTGAGCTACTGGGGAATGAAACTGCGTGTAGGGCTCGGCGAGCGTCACGCCGATTTAATCCCCTTGCGGAGGGGCACCCCACCATGGAGCGGATGGTCGGGATCGAACCGACGCACACGGGACTTGGAAGGACCCGGCTCTACCACTGAGCTACACCCGCAATCTGGTGCCCGGGGATGGAGTTGAACCACCGACGCCCACGCCTTCAACGTAGCGCTCTACCACTGAGCTACCCGAGCAAATTGGGGGCGGGAGTAGGAGTTGAACCTACCCGGAATGGCTTATGAGACCTTTCCAGCACCCGAGCTTTTCCCGCTAAACCACCGTAAATCTGCGCCACCGTTGCGTCAACACTACCGCCGCGTAGTCGGGCGGGTGACCCGCATCGTAGGCCTCGCAAATCCACTCGGTATCGTCCGGCCGATCCCAGATCTCCCAGAAGTACCCATGGCTGTCGAGCCAGTCGTAGCAGGCGTCGAAATAGGCCTCGAGCATCTGGGTTTCGGCTAAGGACCAGCCTTCGGGCCTATCATCGCGACCGTCGATCGACATCGGCACATGATAGCGCAACTGGTGACGGGAGTCGGACTCGAACCGGACCTAGTCGCCTTATGAGAGCGACGCCAGCACCCGCTGCCCCGCCATGTGGTAGGCGCCGTGGGGATCGAACCCACCCGTCTAGGCTGATCTGGCCCATCCTCGCTTATAAGGCGAAGCCGCTCACCAGAGCCGACGCCCGAATGGAGCGGCTGGACGGTGCTGCCCCGTCATCCCCGGATTGGCAACCCAGGATTCTCGCTGTTGAACTACAGCCGCATATTGGTGGAGCGACTGAGAGTCGAACTCAGGACGTCGACTTTGCAAGAGTCAACTCGGCCCCGGCCGCCGCCCCATAAAGATCGAAACGAATATCTCCACATCAAAAGGTCGCTGCGGCCGGCTCGACGGCTCTTGGCTGGGACCGCTTTTCTTCCCCCAACCCGGCTCAGTCGGCCTGGGATGTGTCGGACATCCGAAGCCCTATGCGTAAAAACCAAAAACCCCGCCGGGTGGCTTTCCTGGCGGGGTTCTCGGATCCTTTCGGATCATCTTCCGGGTCGTCGTCTTACCCGGTGGAACCCTCGCCTCTGGGCTGCATCGTCCCGCGCCGATTGGCGGCGACCGAGCTCGCGATGCACGAATACCAGAATTGGCGTTCGGCCGGCGATAGCTCGGCTAAGGATGGTTTGCCTGTCGGCGGTATGGTTGGGTTGTACGTCATGGCGAGGGGCTTATATGCCACCGCCCACGGCGCGGTCAACTCCGCGCGGAGAAAAACTTTAGGCCGTCCTATCTGGCCTCGCTCTTTCGTCGAGCCGGAAAATCAGGACTCCGCGCGGAGTCATCAGCCCTGAATCAGACCGCTAGCAATTCCGGTGGCACGCCAACTGCCCGTGCCGGTCACCGTGAGGCGCCACGCGATGATCGTCGTCAGCGCTACCGCGCCCTGGGTATTCCCGGCGACCCCCGTCAGCCCGGCAGCCGCAAACGGCGTCGGCACGGGAAGGGTCTGGTCGAACCCTGCCGTATAGATCGGTGCCTGATTTGGCCATGGCGAGTTCTGCGTCGTCTCGATCGTCGCAGTCCCGCCCGCCACCAGGAGCTCCAATTCGAACCCGATCTGCATCGGGCCGTTGTACGTGTCGGTATTGATCCAGGGCGTTGAGCCGACCGCGTTCGTGCCGAGCGTGACGGCAGCGGTCCATCCCCCGCCCGCCGGCATGGCCTGCGTGACCGTGAGGAAGTCCTGGAGCGTTGCAACCGTGCCCGGAGCACCCGAGGGCACCGCCAGCGTTTCGCTGATCGTGGCGCCCGCCCCGTTCGTCCCGGTGATCAGCATCGTCCGGGCGACGGCCTCGTTCCCGTAGGCCAATTGCACACGCCGCTGGGTGTCGAGCGTCGCAACGCCGGAAACCACCGTCGTCCCGTTGAGGGTCAGCGCCGTCCCGGATACCGGAACCTGGCTCTGCGCGATGTTGTCCGCGACAGCCGCCGTCAGCGTCTTGGTGATAATCCAGGGGCGAATCGAAGTCGCTCCTACCTAAAGGCGCGGGTTACGCCGAGAATTGGGCAGGCCCGAACATTCCGGTGGAGGGCGGGTTGGTGTTGAGCCGCGCCGGCCCCATGCGCTGATAGATCACCAGCCGCTCCACCCCATCCGATGGCGTCTGCAGCGCGTAGGTGCCGCGGACGTCGCCGGTCACCGCCGTCGCCGGATCGGTCAGCACCGCCGCGACGAAGCCCGTGTTCGCGGTGATCAGCGTCTCGTTGACGTAGATGGTAACCGTGCTGAATCGATCGGCCCTAATAGGAAATTCGAAGATGTCGGCGGTGCCAATCGAGACGGTCTGCGCACTGGTCGCGTTCGGCGTGATCGACAGGATCCACTTGTAGCATTTCGCCGAGTTGACCGTGTTGCCGCTCGGGCCGACCACGTCCTCGGTGACGGGGTTGCCGTAGATGTCGTAGCCGCGGATACGGAAGGTCACCGCGGAAGCGTTCCCACCCGACGTGAACGACAGCGCCCGGCCGACGCCGGCGCCGTTCCAGCCGCGGATCGCGCCTGACGTGCCAAAGCTCTGCCAGGTCGGCGCCGCGTCGATGCGCAGCACACCCGAGGGCACCGTAAGCCCGGTGTTCAACACGACCTGGGACGCGGTCTCGATCGCGGTGCCGGTGCCTGCCGCCAGCGTCACCGGGGTTGCGATGGTCGGCGCCGCGAGCGCGGAGACATTGGTGGTCGAGATCTGCGACGGCACAAAGTCCGCCGTCAGGATCATGTTCTCGACGAAACCGCAGGCCTGGTTCTTGTAGCCCGTCGAGCTCGACAGCGACCCACCGCCTTCCTGGTAGCGGTAGTACGCATCCTTCATCGCGACGCCGTCGTAAAACACGTTCGGTCCCGCGTCTGGGTTATCGGCCGTGCCCGAGACATACGCGTTCGGCGCACCCGTGGCGCTCGACGTCCCCGAGGCGCTCCCGAGCGCGGCTTGCCAACCCTTGGTTACGATCGGGCCGTCGCTGGCCGAGATGGTCATGTTTTCACCCCATTGACAGACGGTTCGGTCGCCAAGCCCTCGTACTTCATCTCACCGCCCGACCACGCGCGTGCAAACCCGTGATGCAACCTATGCGCTCGGAAAACTGCCCCAAATGGACCGGGGATTGAGGTAGCCTATACCGTAACGTTGGTACGCAATTATCATTAGGTTTCCCGTGATAGGGTCCACCTGCATGTCGAGCTCGAAGGGCATGCGGTTGAAGGAGACGAGGCCGGGGATGGTGGAGGTCATGAACCAGTTGAGCGGGCTGCTCAGGTAGTCCATGACCTGGTAGCCCTCGGAGAGGCCACCCTCGGCGAGGAAAGCGGTGATGTCGTTGTTGTTGGTGCCGGGGCGCAGGTCGGCGCGGCAGAGGCGGGCCGCAGTGAACTGCTGGGCGATCGGGACGACGAGCCGCTTGCCGCGGGCTTCCATGCGCAGGCCGGCCTGATCGGGGAAGACGCGGATCTGCTGCAGCGCGTATTCGATGGCGCTCTCGTTGAGACCGATGTCCGGGGACGGCCGGTTCGCGTAGGAGCCGTTGTCGATCGGATGGTCGGTCGCGAACAGCGCCTTCCCGTCGCCGATGATGTTCTGGTTGTACGTGGTGCCGGTGTTCAGCAGGTTGGCGTGGAGGATCTCCTCCGTCTGCTTGAACGACTCGGCCAGGCCCATCGACATCGGGCCGAAGTTGTCCTTGTAGAGGTTGTCGTCGAGCATCTCGCGGGTCATCGCCACGCCGAGGCCGAGTGAGACGTGCTCGATCTGGTAGACGAAGCGCTCGCCGGCGGCGTTGTCGAAGATCGTCGCGCCACCCTCCGCCTTCAACTGCGCCAGGCCCGTGTAGCGCATCTCGGCTGCACGCTCGAGCGCCATCTTCGAGTCGGTGCGACGGAAGATCTGGCTCCATTGCCGCGGTATTTGGGGATATTTCCCCGTCACGGCGACCAAGCCGGGAACCAGCAAGTCGCGAATTGCTCCACGATTGACGGCCATTGCTTAGCTCCTCTGCCTAGTCGGCCTTACGAATACCTGCTCGGCACCACGCCGATTAGGCGTCGAGATTGTTGAGAGTGACCCGGACCTGGTTGTAGGCGTTGGCCGGATCGAACCCGGGCTGCACGAAGATCGGGTTGATCGGGCTGTAATTCGGCAGGTCGTAGACCTTGAACGGCAGCGTCGGGCTGGCGATCAGCGTGCCGTCGTCAAGCGAGAAGCTCGACTTGTTCCCGGCGCCGGTCTGCTGGCCGCCGCCGCCGACGGCGAAGTTGGCGTCGAGGCCGACCTGCGCTGCGGTGACCGGGCCCAGGAGGCACTGCACGATGAAAATGGAGAACGGGTCCGAGTAGTAGAGCGCCTGCACGTTGCCGACGCTGTCGCCGTTGCCGGGCCACCAGTTCTGCCAGACCGTCCGGTTCTGGCTCGTGCTGGTCCAGGAGAACCACCCGGCGATCCCGCCGATCGGAGCGCCACCGGGCGTCGGCGTGGTGAACACGTCGAGGACACCCGAAGCATTCGGCTTCAGCACGTCGCCGGTGAAGATCTTGTTGGTATTGCCCGACGCGATGTAGCCGAGGCGATTGCCGTAATTCGGCGGCGACCCATCCCGGCGGGAGGAGTACAGGAAACCGAACGGCGAATTGGGATTCGTTGCCATCGATCAAGCCTCCGGTTAACCGCTGTATCCTTCGTCGGCGAGCGGACGGATCGCCCGCTTAACTCCGCCGCCTTCGAAATTCGCTCGGTATTGGGATTGAAGCCGGCGGAACTGGTTGTTGACCCGGTCGGCTGCCTCCGCGGCCATCTGTTTCCGCGCCATCTGCGACACCGCGAGCGGGCGCTGCACGAGCATCAGCCCATCGACCTCGAGGATGTCGTCGGGTCGGACGTTGTCGACCAGGCCGCGGGCAACGAGCTCCGCTGGGTAATCGGCGCCGTATCCCGAGATATGCGGAAAATCCTTGGCCTGGGCCGGAACCCAGCCCATGCGGAAATGCTGGGCGATCGCGCGTTTGTTCGGCTCGCCGAAGATCGACGACGGCAGCCACAGATAGTCCATGTCCGGGTCGCGTAGCTCTTCGGGGATTTGATACTTCTCGTGCGGCAGCGGCGCGAGATAGGCCGGCGGAAGGGCCAGTTCGGCGCCCCTTGCGGTGGCTGGGGCGGCGGCGCCGGCGGCAGGGCCGGCCGCGCCGGCACGTGTCATCGGCGGGGCGTGCTTGTCGCTCATAGCTGGGCCCACTCCTCCCGCTTGCGGGCGGCGGCGGGGCTGGTGTCGATGTCCTGCCACCACTTGGCGACCGCGGCCGGGCCGCCATCGAGAACCTCGGTCGGCGCGGTAAGCTCGGCCATCCGCATCGCCATTTCCATCTGGTCGGCGTTCAGACGGCCGCGCTCGATCCGCTCGCCTCCGGAGGTCGGGGAACGACGCGACGGCGGCGCTGCGGTCGCCCGTGGACGCGGCGGCGGCTGGTTGTTCATTTCCTCACCCTCGGTGGCCGCGCTGGAGAACGGGGTCTCTTCGACCTCGCCTTCGCCTGGCTTCGGGACGATCGCGACCGGCCGCATGTAGCCGGCATCCGCGAGATGCTTGAAGTAGTCCTCGCTGCCCCGGGGGAATCCCTTCTCCTGGGCCGAGCCATGCGCGGCGTTGACGCGATCCCGGAACCCGCGATCGGTCGCATAGCGCGGATTCTCACGAATCCACTTCTGCTCTGCCTCGCTGAAGTCCGGATTGGCGGCCAGGAAGCGCTCGACCGGGTCGGTCGGCTGCGCCTTCAACTGGCCGTGCTGCTGTTCGAAATAGGCCTTGCTCTGCCGGGCAGCATTCCGCCGCGCCGTGGCGTCGCCGACCATGGTGTTGATCTTCGCGGCCTCGGCGAAGTTGCCCTCGGCATTGAGGTTCGCCGCCTTCTCCTCGAGCGCGGTGATCTCGGCGTCGCATGCGCGAATCGCCGCATCGGCCTGGGCGGCATTGCTCGCCGCATTGGCGACAACCGCCTCGGCCATCTGCGTGTCGGTCCTGCGGACCCTGCCGTCGAGCTCGTCGGCGCGCGAGCGCTCCGCTTGAAGGCCGGCGGCGAGCGTGTCGCGCTCGGCGATGAGGGCTTCGATTTGTTCGGGAGTGAGATCGGGCATGCCGTGCTCCTGGTTACTCGACCTCGTGCGGGGACGAGACCACGAACTGGATCAGGTCCCACCTGACGAGGCGGCAGGTATGCTTGCCCAGCTTCACGGCCAGACCGTCCCGGATGCTGATGCCGACCCAGTCGCCGGCCTTTGGAGCCTCGCCGCCGAACCAACTGGAGTAGTTCGACGCGGCATCGTCGTTGCACATGGGGCCGACGCCGAGAACGAGGCCGATCTTGCCTTGGAACTCGTCTTCGCGATGGCTGTCCGGGACATAGAGGCCGCCGGCTGTCTTCTGGCCGGCGCGGTCGTAGACCATGACGAGGATGTTGTTGCCGACCGCCTGGAGGCCGCTCGCCTCCATCAATGGGGTCACTTCATCGAGCATCCGCTGTCGGGCCTGCTCGGGCGTTTCCGCCATCCGCATCGCAATCGCCGTGACCGCCATGTGACCTCTTGCGCCCCAGAAATTGAACAAGCTGAGCGTGTAGATTGTAGGCGCGGCCTCTCGCTTCGGTCAATTTGTTTTACAGGGCGGGCTTGTTCAATGCCGGCGCGGCAATGGACGCGCCGGAAACTGCGGCTTTGGAAACTATGCCGTTTTGTTAATAACCAGCAGGATCAGTGACATTGCGTCTGGTCGGACGCGGCATCGGATCCCAGGTCGCCCAGTTCGCCAACTCTTCCTTGATGTCGGTCAGGATCTCGTCACAGGCCGCGATCTTCGCGGCGATGGCGAAATACCCATGGGCGACATTTTCCGCCGGCGCCGATCCCTTGATCAGGATGTCGACCAGGTCCTCGCGACGCTGCTTGATCTTGCGGATCAGCTTGTCGATGTCGTCCTCGACCATTCCCCTCATTGGAGAGCATCCTTCGCATCTCGGTGGAACTTGTCGATCGCCCGCTCGAGCGCGGCGTGGAAATCATCTTCTATGGGAGCATCCTGCTCTGGACCGGCTGCCTCGTAGACGCGCTCCGAATAGCGCCGGCGGATTTCCTGGTTGAGGTACTTCCCGTGCGATTCGGCGGCCATGAGCCCAGCGAATTTCTCCGGAGGCACTCCGTCCCAGGTATAGGTCCGATCGGTCTTGTATTCCACGTGGAGACGCTGCGCGTCGAAATCGTACCCGATAGCCCTAATGTGGCTGCTTTCGACCGGGATCATTCTGAGCATGCGTCGTCTCACCGAAGATCAGGGCGTCGAGATACTCGGGGGTCGGGATGTCGGGCATAAAGGGCGGCTGTTTCTTCCATCCTTCGATGATCAAGTAGCGGGCGCCCTGGCGCTGGTGGGGGAAGGCCCGGTGGAAGAACACATTGCGCTTCGTCAGTTCCTCGGCCATGCGCCCGACGTCCATCGCGCTGATCGGCCCCAGATAGGGCCCCTGCCAGAGGATCGCGTCAGGCCGCGTCGGGTTCTCGGGAAGAGCGGTGCGCATGTAGAAGCCGCCCATGGCGATCAGTCCTGATAGACGAACCCGGCGTGAGGATCGAACTTGCGGTTGATGGCCTCGGCGAGGGTTTGCTGCGTCTTGTCCGGAAGAGAACCATTCTCCCGCTTCAGCACATGAAGGCTGTCGAGCAGAGCGCGCTCGTCATCCTGCGCGGCGCGTAGTTCCTGGCTGCATGCAACTGCCTGCGCCTCGGCTTGGCGTAGATTCCTCCACGCATGCCTCACTCGCCACTGCTGATGCGTCGCTTCACGGCGCACAGCGATGATCGCCAGCCGGTGCGGCCCCTCGATCTTCTCGCAGGCTGGGAAGAGATTGTCGTCGATCTCCTCCCGGCGCGCACCGCAGTCCAGGCAGTTGCCCGTCATGGGGTCGTAGTTGTGCACCGTGATGGCCACGTCAGGGGTTCTGCTCTTCGCGCTGCTCCCGCGAGATGCCCGCGACGGCAAGGTGCATCTCGTCGCGGATCCAGGCCTTGTCGGCCGCGGTCAGCTTCGGTGCCGGCTTCGACTTCTCGGGAGCAACCGTCTCGACGGCGGCTTCCGGCTGGGCAGTGCTCTGGTCGCTCATATCAACGCTCCCTTCAAGTTCTCTGAAGCCAACGCTTGGTGAAGCTCCCCGTTCTAGCGGTCTCGCTTCTCCAGGCGTCCCCTTCCGGAGCCCGCGCCGGCATCAAATGCCGGCGAACCGATACCACCGCGGCCCAGTTCCCCGCCATCCTTCCAGCCGGCACGGCCGCCGGTGCGGATCGGCATCGGGCGCGGACCCATCGGCGGCGTCGCCATGCCGGCGCCCATCGGGATACCCCCACCCGGCGGCATCCCGGCGGGCACGGCGCCCGGAGGCGGAACGGCGGGGCGCGGCGGCGGCGGGGCTGGCATCGGCGGCGCGATCGGCGGACGCGGCGGCAGCCCGGCCGGGCCCATCATCGGGCCTCCCATGGCCCCCGGACCACCCGCGCCACCGCGGGGAGAGATCACGGCAACGTTGACCTGGGTGCCCTTGTGCTTGCCACCCTGGCGACCGCCACGCGCGGCGCGATCGGCACGATGCGGGGCCAACTCGCCCTCGGCAACGCCGCCGCCGGCGAGCTTCAGCCGGGTTTTCTTGCCGCCGTGCAATTGCTTGTCGTGCTCGGAAAACGCCTTCTCGATCATCTTCTTGTCTTCGGCGTAATCCGGATGGCCGCCTCCGGCCATCGGCGGCCGGCCGTAGCCCGAGTTCTGGATCAGGTCACCCGCCCGCTGCCTGCCCTTTTGCATTGGCTGAAACATGGACCCTCTCCTCAGCGCTCAGCACTATCGCCTCACGATACCATCGCAGTGCGTTTCGCGCTACGGGCTGCTTTTTCGCGGGCTTCCTTGGCGCGATGCGCCGCGACTTCCTGTTGGCGACACCGCTCTTGCAGGATCGTGGCGTCGATAATGGTGCGGATCACTTCCGGCGACGCACGACCGCGGAACCGCTCGATGCCTTGGGTATAGAGCCGCATCCGAACGGCGTTGGTGACCTCATTGAGCGATTGGAACTGATATATCGCCCAGTCCGCAACGACATTGAAGAAATCCCGCTTCTGCTCGTCCTTGCGGAGGCGATCGACCATCTCCTGCCCCCAGCGCGACAGCGGCTCCTCGACGTAGTTGGGATCGTTGAATACCGGGATCACGTGGTGGAGGGCCACGCGGCGTCCTCTGCGCACTCTCATAATCGTCTCCTGACTCCGCGCGGAGTCGATGGGACGAGCATGTAGCGGATTTAGCCTTCGTTAGTCGATGGGCTTAATTGTAGCGCCGGCTTGGGCTACGGGGTCATCGGCTGGCCAAAGGCGGTCTGGTCTGCGGTGTGCCCTTCCTGCTCAAGACGCTGGCGCTGGGTTTCTTCCTTCACCCGAGCGATCTCGAGCTTGGCGGCGCGATCGGCCGCACGATCCGAGGATTCGAGTGCGGCGATATGGGCGTCCTGGGCACGGTCGGCCTCGTCTGCCTGCGCCTTCTGCGCGCCCTCGGCCAAGGTCAACTGATGATCCCGATCGGCTTGCTGGGACTTTTGCTGAGTTTCGGCCATGCGCTGTTGGGCCGCCTGTTCGGCCGCCTGCGCCTTCTGCTGAGCGGCTACGAGGCGCGGGTCCTGTCCCTGGGGCTGCTGTTCTGCTCCGGGCTGCACCATCAGCGTCTCGGGCGACGCCATCTTGATCGTCCGCAGAACCCGGTCGTGGACCACCCCCACGTGGTAGAGGTTCGGGTTAAAAGC